CGTGTTGTCTTTTAGCAGTAGACCCGACTTTGGCTGGTTTGTTACCTTCTTTGTTTTGGCCTGTCGAGCGCAATAGTAAACGCTTTCTTGGCCTTCGTACAGAAACGTTTTAGACCCTTGTATGGCGTGTCTCTAACCGTAAGCTCGCCTCTACATGTGAACGGGTCGTATTTTCTTTCGGTCATGTCATCAACCCCCTCATTGTTGAAACCGGGCAGTCCCAAGGCCCACAGTTGACCCACTCGCTACCGCCGTCGCGGAATCTGGTAAGCTCCCGTGTGGGGAGGGACTGCAAAATGTTTGAGCTAACAAGCTACCTCCAGGTTTAATCTAGTGATAGCACTTAAAAGCTGCTCTCAGTGTAGTGGGACAGCTACTCCCAAAAGACTGCTCATTGCTTTGTCGCTTACCAACCTAGCAGTTAGGTGTCCCTATTCTGACTGGGACATGTCAGCGTGTCACGTACAAACGCCCTGACACCGCGCCGCGCAACTATTGTACCCGTCTGTGGTAGTCTCGCCACTTAGACTCTCGGGGTATTTCAACCCCTGCCTCCCAAGCAGACTTACCCTCCAGTAGTATCCAGGCATTGCTTTTACCGGCGTTGCCGAACGCGGGAGCTTGCTAGCTCAAAACATATAGAGGCGGCGCAAGGAATCGAACCTTGATTGAGGTCTGGGCGACCCCCTTTGCCAATTTAACCCGCCGAATCCTTGAGTACCTAGTGACCTATAGTTTCTGGTGTCTGTAACACCAGCGAACATGCGGGGCGAAAACCCCTACCACTTCCCTTCCTCAAGGCAAAATCAATTGATAGCTGGCTGAGTTACACGCCGACAGAATCCGGCTCCTCTCCACTCCACATTACCTCACTCGCCACACACGGGGCAAGCTCTGCCCATCGTTCGGTCTCCGACCCCCATGTCAGAGTCCTACTAGAGAGGGCATCACTTGATACGCATGACACCGAGCTATCAAAACGCGCCGTGGGTACTCGCTCTCCACTTCCAGAGAGTTTGCCGATGCTCAGGACTTACCTTTGCGCTTTCCTCTTTGCCTGTCATCTTTTCGGGTACTAACTACAGCGCGTAGACCACCATGAAACAAACATCTACACCCATGCGGCTTGGTCGTAGCCCGTAGAGGTTAGCATTGCCCTTCCCCACGAAAATGTATAAAATGTCCAAGCAAGCTGCCTAGCACCTAAACTCAAGGCTTTGAATCCCCATTCACCCGCTATTTAGGATGTTGGGTTGGAGAATCCGCTTGCTCGAAAACGTTCTGTCAGGAAACTATGCTCGAAACGTTGCCGTCCATACGCCGACAACACGACTCGCCGTGATGGGACGAGGAAGTGCCTGACAGTTAAAACTTTTATAAAGTGCTTGGTGGCGCTGCTCCATCTGCGAGTCCATCTGTGTAATCGGTCTCCGTTCGCATCTTGTTATGCCCAGCAGAGTGCCCGCGTTACCAAGCGGCTTTGTGCTTTTATAATCGAACTGACCAGCGGGCCATCGTTGCACAGGTGATGTAATTTTAGGGCGCTTACCTGTTAGAAGACGTTGCCTATTATCCGCTGTTATCAGCTCGAAAGTGATTATCAAAAGAGCAAGCGGCCCACAGTAGGTCTTGCGACCCCACCCCGGCGAAAAGTAGCTCACTTCCGCGCTCATAAACTTGGTCGAGCAGATGCTCTAGGTTACCCACTGTCGGCACCAAATCTTTGCGCTAAGTGCGGGAAACTGCATGGAACCTTCCAAGTCAAAGGGCGGTTACCCTAACCCTCGACCACTTGCCCCTCAGATAATCAGTTCTAAGCTTCAATAGATAACCCGACTGCCTACCCCGTAGCAGCCGCGGCCAAACCGGACAGCGCATAGGGCAGATTTTGTTTTCAAGGAAACTCAAGGCACCGCCTATTTCGCTCCGCGGAGCTACTTTGCGGTACTATTGTAGTCTTGCGGTCAATCGCAACACCGTCCAAGCGACCTCACGTTTCCGACCAGCTTCGTCTGTTTCAACTGCTTGGTGGCCGTTGCTTGGTTGTCGAGCTATCAATTAAAGCTCAGAACTTTTGTTATTGACTAGATTGTTTAGCAGGCAGTCTCCCGAGGTGCCCGCATCTCTATGTCAGGCATATTTTGTGCGGTATGTCGGTGGTCGCCGTCCTTACGTGTCAGCGGTTCAAAGGCGCTAAACACATGTCAGACAATTTTCGGTGGCTTGACGGACTTACTACCTTCGCGCTTTCGCTTGAATGTGGTTGCCGTCTAAACTCTTCGACTTACTCCGCTCTGTTGCCTTGCTTTCAATGCTACCCTTGCTGCTTCACGGTCACGCTTTCAACGCTCGACCTTGCCCGCGGTGCGACGAATCGCTATCCATTATGACTTTTAAGCCAGCGGCTCTCTGTTGTAGTGTGACCACACACCGAAAACCTCGGTGCGGTCAGGAACTATCATATGGAGCTTTAGCTGGACTGCGCGAACTATTTACAGCCAAGAGGCTGCTTGCTAAACTTTCTAGTTTGTAATTCAATCGGCAGGTCAGACTTTCTTGTCAAGCCCTCTACTCAACTTTGAGGGTCTGTCCCTGTCGGGTCGCTACTAGCTCCCGATTGCCTTCCCACCGTTCCCCGTTTGTCTGGGGCTTTTCCTTCCCTTGAGCTTCTTTGGTTCTCTCTCTCTCGGTACAATTATATCCTATCATATCTGGCCGGGAATACAAGCCGGGCCGTTAGCGCCTGCCGTGCGTATTTTCTCGATTTTTGAAAGATTTTTCGTCTTTTTCGGTAATACCGTGGGGGGTTTTAGTAGTCCCCCCGGTGGTTTAAGTTGTCAAAGTGCGTTATAATGTATGCACTATATATATACCCGCAAAGGAGGGAAAATAACATGCTTTACACAAAAAGTTTAGCCAAGGGTGACAAAGGCCCGAGCGTTGCGGATTTACAACGTCGAATTAACCACCATCATTTCAAAGTGGTCGGCCCAGATGACGGTCACTTTGGGGAGAATACAAAGATTGCCGTGGTACGTTTTCAAGATGCGTTCGGACTCGCACAAGATGGCGTAGTTGGCCCGAAGACCCAGAACAAGCTTATGGTTGGTGGTCAAGTCTCTGCTCATTTCAACATCTTCCACGATGTTCTTTACAGTCGAGGAAACGGTGACTTGATTCTACGCGGCGAGCTTATTCACCGCTTAGAGGTAGTGCGCTCGATACTCGGCAACAAGCCAGTGATTGTAAACTCCTGTTTTAGGGACGAACGCTATAACTACATCATCGGTGGAGCAACCCGTTCCCAGCACAAGAAAGGAGCGGCTGGCGACATTGTTGTCATTGGTGTCAGTCCTACGGGCGTGGCAAATGCTGGAAGGCAGGCAGGCTTTAAGTTCATCCAAGTTTATTCTGGATTTACGCACCTTGACATTCGCGCTTAAATCGTTTATAAACGGGAAGCATCATGTATCGAGAAGGGTTGTGAGCTGGCAGAAGTGGTGGGTGGGAATGTTTGCAACCAATTGGAAGGGGCAATAGGATGACACTTAAAAAGAAGAGAATAGCAATCCGCGGTTTTAAGCACAAGAAAGTGCCTAGTCACCCGGTCGGGTGCCGCGGATTTCTGCATCCACTACGGAGCGACCCAGAGCATTATGTGGTTTGTGATTTTTGTCACTGGTTAATAGCTCTGCCGGTAGCCGAAAAATATGGGTATAGGGGAGAAGTATAATGGCAAATGACAGACCACAAGATGTACCATTGACATTAGCAGAATCAGCCATTGGGTTGCATGAATTTTATACATCACTCGTTGATGCTGGTTTTGATGAAGACCAAGCACTATACTTAGTTGCCGAATTGTTGAGTGGTCAAGCGGGAGGCGGCGGGTATGTCGAAGAGTACTAAGGAGCTGACTCGCTTCAATACTCCCGGCATCGTTCTTTGTATGCCCTACTGTGAAAACCTGTATTTGTGGAACACCGTACTCCAACAGGGCGAACCGGCGCACGTTCTCTTTCACTATCGCTGCATAAAATGTGGCGCGAACCACTTGGGCGTACTGGATGAATACTTTCTCGGCAAGAGCTGTCGAGAGACTACAAGGATGGGGAATAATGAAAATCCACCAAGTTGTACACTGTAAGAAAGACCTCTATGATATCTATATAGGAAGACCCTCTAAGTGGGGCAACCCATTCCCGCTTGAGGACGAGAGCCAACGCCTGCTTGTCATTGAGAAGTACAGGCAGTGGGTACTCAGCCAACCGGAACTTGTGGCAGCATTGCCCGAGTTGAGGGGCAAAGTGCTTGGTTGCTGGTGTGCCCCGCGGCCCTGTCATGGGGATGTGCTTGTTGAGCTTGCAAATCGGGGGAAGAAAAATGATATGTCCGTACTGCGATAGTGACGACACGGTTGAGATATTTGGTGACTACCGCGGTTGTAATTCTTGCAAAGCCAGTTGGAAACCACTAGATAATACTTGACTTTCTTTCTGATGGCCTTTACTGTGGCACTCGTAACAAAATCTATGGGGGGGGAATGAAAGTGAGTAGAAACCGAAGACGAAACCAGCCGAGAGTACCCTGGCCCGATGTACTTGGTCGCAAACAGGAGAACCCGGCGAGTGCTAGGGACGCTTATGCTGACCTCGGCACGTATGATGTAAGTCTGCGGGACGTTTACGTTGACAGTGGCGCGGACACAGATGGTTTGGTTAAGTACAAAGCGCCGAATCACCGTGCAATCGTTCGTGGCCCACTAGTGAGTGACGACGACCCAGCAGAACGCATCTTCAACGTTGTCGGGAAGAAATACCGCCTGATAACTCCAGACAAAATTGTGAACCTATGGGACGAACACATAGGACGACCAGTTACTAGCATCGGTGCGCTCGACCACGGAGAGAGATTCTTCCTGGCGACTCAGTTACCGACCATTAGAGTGGCTGGCGACGATGATAAGGGTATCGAGAATACCTTGGTGCTTGTCAGCCCAATGAACGGTCGAGAGGCTATCATCGGAATGCTTGTCCCAGTGCGGCTTGTCTGCATGAATGGCATGGTGACGATGGGTGACGTTGTTGAGGCGTTCACACTAAAGCACTACCAGAACAACCTCAACCAGTTGCCGGAGTGGTTGGCTGGCGTGTACCAGCGAAACGTAGCGAACCTGGAACGCATGGAGCTTACTTGGAATCGCTTAGCTGCTAAGACGGTTTCTAGTCAAGAAGTAAATGATACTCTGGATGTAGCGTTTCCACTGCCCGTTGCTATGCCCGATATGGACTTAGAGGCGCGGCAGAAACATGAGAGGCGCTGGGATAGCGCTCAGAGCCACCGTAACTTGACCAGAGAGTTCTTTGCTGGACGAGGTTCGGGGATGGACAACAAAGCGAACAAGGGCACCGAGTACGGTCTGTATAACTCGATTGTCGAGCTTATAGACTGGGGTGCTGAGAAGAATGAAGGCGCTAAAATGGCTACCGTGCGCTCAGCCGCAATGGGTATGGCCGCGAAGAAGAAAACCCAAGTACTCAATCACTTGGTAGAGAGGATAGCGGCGTAATGTTGAACCGAAGACGGTTAGTGGTTGATATGGATAACACCCTGTATGCCGCGCCGTTTGCCGAAGCTGTCAGAGTGATGTGGGGAGCGGATGCTCCCCCATCTTCTGAGGTGCCTACTTGGTTGTGGTACAAAGACCACGTTAATAAAGAGCAGTGGCGAGAGGCGATTAACTTTGTGCATGATAGGCAGAGCTACTATCCGCCGTTTCCAGGGGCAGTACAGGCATTGAGAATGGCGAGCAAGCATTTCCATATCATTGTAACTAGCCAACGACCTGAAAACATGAAAACGGGGGTTGATTGGTGGTTAGCTATTAACGGTGTATGGGCAGATGAAACAAGTATCACCGACAAACCGAAAACGTTCAAACCTGGGGATATCGTGGTAGACGATGCTCCGCACAACATTGTGGAAGCGATTGAGAGCGGCGCACAAGTAATCTCCTTGGTATACCCCTACAATAGACATACATCGGCGCTAGGAGCTACGCTAGTGAGCGACTGGGCCGGTATTAGAGCAGCATTAAAGGAAGTGATGGAACGTGACACGAAATAATGACCACATCGGCAAATCGGTGGTTGATAATCGAACAATCCGCTATCAGTGTGACCATTGTGACAATAAACCGGATACCATAGCGGTTATCATGCGCGGCGGGTACGTTCAAAAGCAGTTATGCTCTAAATGTTACACAGAGCAATACCCGAAAGACCCAATATTTGACAAGGGGGTTATCAAGCAATGAGAAGTCGAAGACTATTGATTGGGAAGAAAGCGCCCAATATAGAGGGAGACATTCCCGACTATGAACAAACGTGGTACTGCATACCTCTGAGCAGTGATGACACTTTTCCAGACGGTTCAGAGGTTCCCAGCAGAGCCGGTTGGAGCAAATCAAAACCGCCTTACTGGATTAAGCTAGGTGAGGGTGTAAGCTGGGCGGGAGCAATCACGTTTGGCGCTACTAAGCGCGTTTTGGTAGATGCCGCTAAATCGTTTGGAGCCAAGCGAATCGTTTGGCTTGACAGAAAAAATAAAACCGCGGTTTCGGAAATTTTCGTAAATACTCGGTCTGAGAAAAAGAGGGGGGTGGCCTAGTGCCTAGTGGTAACCCAGGAAAGAAGCATACGCAAGAACATAATGACAGAGTAGCGGCAGCACATAGGGGTTTGCATCATTCAGAAGAGACCAGGAACAAACTGAGCGAAGCAAACATAAAAACATGGAAGAAGAAAGTAGCCGATGGCTATGTATCGCCGTTAAAAGGAAGGAGAAAATGTTGATGTGAGAAAAAGATATGATACTGTACAGGACTATGCGGTCAATTGGTACTGCATTCTACGTGGTGATGGTGAGTTTTTTCCTGATGGGCTACCGACCCCACACTTGAGTCGGAGCGCGTTCAGACGTTCACCAAGGAAGCTTATCTGGATAAAGCTTGGTGAAGGAAAGAGTTGGCACAACGCAATTACTTTTGGCCCCACAGTTAGTACAACCGTGGAAGCGGCAGAGGACTTTGGTGCCACTGATTTGGTATGGTTTGAACCACTGTAACAGGTGGTTTACTTTTGCTGAGAAGACCGTTATAATCGACTGACAAGAACAAAGGAGCCAGAGTGAAAAGTGAAGCAACGAGAGAATGGGAATCGGGTGCCTACCGAGACACCAACGAGGAAAAGTTGGACTATGAGGCGTTCTATAACCCCCTAGTAGTTCGGGAGTTCGCTCGGTACATGCACAAACACCGCAAACAATCAGACGGCAACCTGCGGGATGGAGACAACTGGCAGGGTCTTTTTGGCTCACCAGAAGAGCATCGAGCCGTTTGCATGAAGTCCCTATGGCGGCACTTCCACGATTTGTGGATGTTCCACCGCGGCTATGCTGGAAGGGAAACCATTAAGGAGGCGCTATGCGCCATCTTGTTTAACATACAAGCCTATCTCTTCTCCATCCTGGTTGAAGAGGAAGCAGCCAGAAGGGAGGGAATAGAATGAATAGAATCCTATCGCCAAGTGAGATAAATTGCTTTACCGATTGCCGGGTCAAGTGGGACTTTGCTTACCGCCAGCACATACGCTTTGATGTTTATGCCAGAGCGCGGTGTCTAGGGTCAGTCGTTCACGCCGGTCTGGGTGCTTGGTATGCCAGAGAAGGAATGGATGCTTGCTATCAAGCAATGACTGAGGCAGCGGACAGATACGAGATGCCCGGTAAAGACTTAGTGGTTGCTCAAGGCATCTTCGAGCATTACATTCTCTACTATGCTGATGACCTAGACAAATATGAGCCACTAATTATCGAGACAAAGATTACCGAAGGGTCGGTTGGTCTCAAGTGTATACCTGACTTGGTGTTTCTTGAGAAGGCGACCGACAGGTACTTTATTTTAGACCACAAAGTCATCACCAACTTGGCTATCGACAAAGTGTTTGACACCCAGAAGATAGCTATGTACAAGGTGATTGGCAAGCGGTATCCCATCTCGGGTATCATCTTCAATCTGATACGGAGTAAGCTACCGATGATTCTTGAACCAATCAAGAACAACACGCGGCTCAAGAAGTTTACGCCTGGTAATACTACAGAGGCAGTCTTCAATAAAGCGCTTAGTATGTATGACTTCCGAGCGCAAGACTACCCAGAGGCAGTTGAGTTCTTTAAGGAAAACGAAAACCAATTCTTTAAGCGCGTCCCGGTTGACATAACGGTCGAAGAAATGGAAGACTTTGACCAGCGCTTTGAGCTGATTCAACAAGAGATAGCAAGCGGTATCATCTACGCCAATCGCCAATGGGACTGCGAAAGGTCTTGCGATTACTATGAGATGTGCCACACGCTTACAGATAAGAAGGGCAAGCTAGTACTCGATAAGAAAGGGTGGAAGTAAATGTTAATCGAAGTCGTTAGGGACGCGGCGGTTATCTTCACGTTCATTACTGGCGTATGCTTGCTGTACCACTTTAGCAATAGAATATGAAGGGGGGAATCACTATGTTTAAGTACTTTGCGGGGAGAGCTAGCCGTATGGACATTCTTGACCTTGCCTTGACCAAGTTTGGGGTTATGGTTGGTGTGTTTGCGCTCGTAGCAGCCTCGGCACCCTTTACGGAGTTCATTCGCGGTTTCAATCCGATAGTGTTGGCGTTAGTGTCTGTGGCTATTATAGCTAGACCATTAGTTCGATTCTATCGCCGGTAAGCAACCGAATACATTCTAAGCAAAGGGGGAATAAAAATGAGATTCAAAGGCAAAAGAACCTACGGGTTCATCGTCGCTACTGTTCTTGTGGCAGTGATTAGTGTTCTTGACGGAGCGGTAATCATCTCACCAGAGATAACGGCAGCGGGAATCGCCTTGCTTGGTGCAATAGCGGTTTATTTCCGTAAGGTAGCCTAACAAACTAAATTTAAGGAGGTAGTAACATGGCAGTAACAGAAGAAAGAACTGGTAGATTCGTTATCAAGCGAGTCAAGAATAAAGGCAACGACAACTACCGAACAATCGCCTTTGACGAGGACGACAAACAGGTAGGCAGCACTTTCGATGAAGAGATAGCCGACAAGCTTGCGGCATACCCAGAGGGTGCGGAGATAACTCTTGAACTTGATAAGAGCGGTCGGTTCTGGGATATTGTTGGCGCTCGCTTAGCCGATGAGGGAGACCAGAGCGGAGCTAAAGCTGAAAAGGCAGCGCCCAGTGGTGGGAGTAGCAGGCCCACATTCAACAACAGGGACATGACCTATTTCATCGGTAGCTCAGCCCGAGTCATAGCGGCTCTTGTCCACGCATCTGAGGACTACAGAGACAAGATAGAGGACGCTACTGACCCAGTTGAGGCAATTCATAAGGATATCGTTTTCGGGGCGAAACTCCTTTTCAATGAAGCGAACAAAGGTAGCTAATGTACCCTGAATTAACTCTCTATAGAGAGCTTGGTTGGACGGCTTTTCCCCTCGCTAAGAGGGGGAAGCGTCCGACTGGTGACATAAAGTGGAAGTCATTGCAGACAACGGCACCCGACGATGACCTATATGACCACTACTGCCGAAAGATTGAGCGCGAGGACATGAACATCGGCCTGGTCACTGGCAAACTTAGCAACCTATATGTGGTAGACTTTGATTATGCACATGGCGGAGCAGAGACATTAAAAGAGCTATGTGATGATGGCACCATTGACTTACTCACTACGCCGAGCGTCGATACCCCACACGGCAAGCATGTGTACTTTGCATTCCCCGCTGTCGAACTGCGAAACACTGCGGCGCGACTGCCGGGACTAGATACACGCGGCGAGGGCGGTTATGTTGTAGCGCCCCCAAGCAAGCTAGAGGATGGAGAGTACAGATGGTTTACGCCGTTAGAGGAACCAATCGACCTACCGGAAGTGCCAGTGGCGCTAGTGGAACTGTTAAACAAACCCGCAGTGGTAGCTGCCACCGGCTCGAACGAGTACGCTCCGCTGCTTGAGGGAGTAAGCGAGGGAGGGCGTAACAATTCAGCAGCTATCTTGGCTGGTCACTTCTTCAACAAGGGACTGTCTGCCGATGTGGTGCTTACTATCCTAAGAGACTGGAATGGAAGAAACGACCCACCGCTCAAGGAGACAGAGCTTGAGTCAGTGGTCGCTAACATCAAAGGCAAAGAAGTTGAAAAACGGACAGACAACCACCCCTCGCCTACCCAGTTTGACATACCCGACATACCCATACTGAGTGACTACGTTGATTTGGCGAGCGGTGCCATCCCCGCGCCGAAGAGTTACCATGTGATGTGTTGCTTGAGCTTGCTGTCCACACTGCTCTCTGAGAACGTGGCCCTATCGCTCAAGTCCGATTGGTTGTACCCCAATCTATATATTATGCTCTTGGCAGACACTACTTGGACATATAAGACGACAAGCATGAAACGCTCTTTGGCCCTACTGGACAAGGTGTACCCAGAAGCAGTAATCGGTAGTGGTGGGTCACCCGAAGGACTGTTCTATGCGCTGTCGGAAAGACAGGGAATATCTTCTCTCTTCTTTAGAGATGAAGCGGTCGGTTTCTTCTACGAGGCAGGCCAGAAGAATTATATGAGCGGGATGCTTGACAGTCTGACAAAGTTCTACGATTGCCAGTCGGAGCGTCGAGTACTCGCTGGTGACCAACGCCAGAACCAAGTCGTTCGTACTGTACACATTAGAGACCCGCGACTGTCCTTGATGGCAGGCGGCACCCTGACTCGTTTCTTCGATGTGATTGACGAGGACAAGATAATGGATGGTTTCTTGCCACGCTTCCTCTTCTCAGTTAAGGAAGGGAATGCGAGCAGTCTCCGCCCGTTGGAGATGGCAGACAATAAGTACACGCGGGACAGTGACATTCTACTCCAAAATATTATGGGCTTGTATCTCAAGGGCAAGCGGCAGATGACAACGACTCAGCCCGTGTTGGACATGCACCATGAATACATGGTCGAGCTTGTCACTAGCGAGCTTTCCAGATATGGTGGACGAGATTTCGGCGGCGTGTACAACCGGCTGGCGATAAGTGTCTTAAAGGTAGCCATGATATTGGCTTGTACAGAGGGGAAGCAAAAGGTGACATTGACAAAGAAACATTTACAGAACGCCATCTTGCTTGCCCAAGAGTGGAAGCAATCGCTAGACTTCATAATCAAAACGGTTGGTAAGCCGAGCAAAGAACGCATGTACGACAAGGTGCTTGGGCATCTTACGGACTGTGGAGGAACGACTACACGCTCCGCACTGATGAAACTGTTCCACTTGGAGAGCAGAGAGATGACGCGCATCGTTGACACCCTGCTTGACCGAGAGCAGATAGTTTGTAACGGAAAGCTGGTGAGCATAAGATAATGGCTAAGAAGAAAGAGCCTGGTTGCACTGGCTGTTCCTTTCGAGGGAACAAGCGACTACTGCCTATGATTGCCGAAGATGACGGCAACGGCATCCCTCTACGGACATTGTTTGTTGGGGAGTCACCCACATGGGACGATATGGAAGCTGGTAAGCTGGGAGAGGAAGAGCTGTTCAAGCAGATGGTCGAACGGTTCAAAATCTCCCGCTATGCGTTTACCAACGTGGCGCTATGTAACCCACCCAAGGACAAGAAGGCAAAGGTTGCCGAGGTAGAGAGCTGTTCCATATTTCTCGATGCTTTCATAGAGACCTGGCGACCGAATCAAATAGTCTGCTTGGGCAAGCTTGCTGCCCGAGCGATACTTGGGAAAGAAGTAGCGGCCCAGAAGATGTATAAGCTCCGCGAGCAGTCGCCCATCAGAATCAACGACAACACAGAGCAAGCGGCGAACGTCTTTGTCACTTACAGCCCGAAGGCAGTATACAAGCGCCCGAAACTGATAGACGACTTTGTGGCTGACTTTGACTTTATAATGCACCCGCCTGTCCCTACGTGGATAGACCCAGCAAGCGAGTTTAAGAAGTCCCGCGCCGAGTGGCTTGCTTGGTATGGTGGATACACAGAGAATGGCGAGACAAGAGGCGATATCTTTCCAGAGGCATTTGCTGAGCCGTGCGCCCTTGACTTTGAGACAACGGGACTGCATCCGATACGCAACCGGCCAGTCACCATAGCGCTGTCTTGGTGGGCAGAGGAGTCCATTGTCGTCAACCTACACGACATGACAGACGAGGAGATGGCGCTCACTCTCCAAGAGATAGACGATTTGATAAGGCTGAGTGCTTGCGTTGTCTATCACAATGCAAAGTTCGATATGAAATTCTTCAAGCAGTGGGGTGGAATCAAACCCCCGCTGGGATGGGATACAAAGCTCGCTGATTACACGTTGACAGGAAACCCAGAGGCTAGCCGTGGGCTAAAGTATCTAGCGCGTAGAAAGATGTTTGCGCCAGCGTACAATGAGGACATAGTATTCGACGGGACGACACCCATTGAAGACATGGCAACCTATAATGGACAAGATTCATCAACCACTCTCCAGCTCTATGATATACAGCGCAAGCTCCATCCAGACCTCGACTTGTTGGAACACCTATACGAGTCTACCGACATGCTTGTAGACGCTGAGTTGACGGGAGCGCCGGTTAAAGAAGAGTGGCTGGACGAGCGAGCAACCGTGTTGACTGAGGAGACTGACAGGCTCCAGGCAGAGTTCGATGCCGAAGAATTGAACCCAAATAGTTATAAGCAGATACGCGCATACTTTGATATAAAAGAGTCGGACAAGGAAGCGCTCAAAGAACTGAAAGACCCAATGGCAGATAAGATTCTCGCATTTCGAGCGAGCGCCAAAGAGCTTAGCACATATGTAACCGGATTCTCAGAGCATATAGTAGACGGTAGAGTCCATACGGACTACATAGTGCCAGGTACGTTGACTGGCAGGCTCGCATCACGCGGCCCGAACATGCAGAACCTAAAGGCAAGCGACGAGGCAGAGCATGACTACCAGGCGGTAGTAGCATCGAACGACCCCAGCAAAAGGGTTGTTCACTTTGACTATAGCCAGGTTGAGATGCGAATAATGGGTATCGAGTCACTAGATGAACGCCTGCTCGACGTATTTCAGAGCGGTCGGAGCATTCATGCCGAACTTGCTATCGAGATAAACGGTGAGAACTATACCGACCGCCAGTACACCAATGCCAAGTCTGCGAACTTCGGTATCATTTATGGCATCAGTCCGTTCGGACTATCGCATCTTATGAAATCGACAGAAGAGGAAGCAGGCGTGTACTTGAACACTTGGTACGACATGTATCCCCAAGTGAGCGTTTGGCAGCGCAAGATTAGAAAGCTGATTAAGGAACAGGGTTACGTTGAGACTCCGTTTGGTCGGCGCAGGCGCTTTGACCTTGAGGGCTTGGTAGTCAAGCAGTCTACCATTTTCCGAGAGGGAATCAACTTTCCCATCCAGAGTTTTGCTTGTGACGTTTATCTATCGGCTGCTCTGGCTATCTGGAAAGAGACTGGTGTCTACCCCATCCAACTAGTGCATGACGAGCTTGTCTATGAGTTGGATGTTTACGGGATAGATGATACAATGGATTACATTAGCTGGAAGATGCGAAAGGTCGGAGAAGACTTAACTGGCAACGTGATACCTATACCAGCAGAAGTAAAGGGGGCTTGATGGATATACTAATCTATGTAGCGTTTGTAAGTGCCTGCTTATTCTGCGGGTACGCAATGGTAAGAGCTAACTAGGAAGGAGATTGAGCAATGGGCAGGAATGGCAAAGAAGAAGATGAACGGAAAAATAGATTGATTCGAGAGAACTGGCAGCTTAGCTATACGGAGCTTGCTGAGATAACAGGCCAGAAAGTAGACTCCGTTCGCAAGATGTACAGACGAATGGGCTTGCCACCTAAACGAGCAAACCCACAGTACGTGGCAGGCGGACTTTCAATGGACGAGGAAGCGATGAAAAAGTACCTTAAACGTCCGCGGACTATCGAGGAGGTATGCGACCGCTTCAACATTCCCCCGAAGAAAGTACGGGAGTTCATCGAAGAGTTGAGGGACAACCATCACGTAATAGACGTTGCCGATGATAGGATATCGCTTGGCAAAGACATTGCCCCCAACTACAAGCCAGTGGTTGTGGACTTCAACAAGTACAAGGAGACTGAGGTGCCGTTTGGCTTTGTGGCCGATGCTCACATTGGCTCCAAGTACGAACGCTTGGACGTTCTGAATGATATCTATGACCGCTTCCAAGCCGCGGGAGTAACCACTGTCTACCAGGGTGGGAACATTATCGACGGTGAGGCCCGATTCAATAAATTCGATATCTATGTTCACGGAGTCAATGACCAAGTGAAGAATCTCATAGAGAAGTATCCCCAGCGCAAGGGCATTACAACGCGCTTTGTGACGGGTGATGACCATGAGGGCTGGTACGTTCAGCGCGAACACATTAACATCGGTGAAGTCATAGAGTCGATGGCCAACTCAGTTGGCAGACAAGACCTACATCACTTGGGGTATATGGAAAGAGATATCGCTCTCAAGCAGGGCGATAAGGAGTCCATCATTCGAGTGATACATGCTGGTGGCGGCAGCTCCTACGCGCTCAGTTATTCGAGCCAGAAGTATGCCGAGAGTCTACAAGGCGGAGAGAAACCATCCATCATATTGGTTGGTCACTTTCACAAGTTCGACTATTCCTATCCGCGAGAGATTTACATGATACAGGGCGGTTGCACCGAAGACCAAACCCCCTTCATGCGGAAGAGGAAACTGCAAGCTATGATAGGCGGAGTCATCTTGTGGGTGAAGCAAGCGGAGAACGGAGTCATTCGCTCAGTCAAAGTCGAGTGGATGCCGTACTACGATAAAAAATTCTACGCATACAGGTGGTGATAACGTGGAAGACCTTAAAAACATACGAGCAGCAAAGATGGGCGTGATACAGTTCAAAGCTTTTAAGTCAGTGCTGCCCAAAGGCATCGGTCTCTCAGACATTGATGGAGAGCTTGAACGCCACCGCTGGTTTCTTAGACTAGAGAAGAAGAAGGTGGGTAGCGAAGTAAGCGAAGGCCAGCGTATCTTGTTGGAGCATCTGTCTGACTTACCCGAGTTCACAGTGGTACTCTTTTGGGGGAGCGAGTTCAATCCCAAGAGCGTCGAACACTGGTGCGGGAGACACCACCGACAAGTGCCATCACTGCTTGACTTCATCGGCAGCTGGTGGCAATGGGCCAACAAACAACCGAACGCCCCGAGGAGGGACTGATTGTGAGACTAGTTTTAGTAGAGTGGGAAGACATAGTGGGGGTTGGCCATCAGGCTATCCCCAAGCATGAGAGTGACTTAAAGCAGTTCGAGCTGGTCAAGCAGACGACCGGGTTCTTGATTGAGTTTGCCAACCACTATGTTATAGTGACGGACTACGATGTGACCCATGAGGGAGAAGGGTATTGCCATAATGACTTTACTATTATCCCCAAGGGAGCGGTTCGTAACATTAGGGATTTGTACATGACAGAGGCCCACGGCGACCGACCGCTTTATGGGGTTGGGGGTAAGTTTGACAGAGACTTACCAACCGATGATACGGTGGCGAGGGACTGATGGGCATTAGAAACGTGAATTGTGAGGGACAAGTTACCGCTATGACTTCGAGCTTTCGGATGACAGACGAACAGGTCATGGCAGAGTGTGATAAGTACAAGGACAGAAAGGCAGTTGCCGTCTTTCGTAGTGAAGACGCGACGGTCATTGTTGGGATGCTATATCCGATAGAAAACGTTGATATAGGCAAGCACGTAAATCCCTACGAAAAAATCGACAGAATGGATGGCTTACCGTCAAGAGATGACGGCTGGCCGGAGGGGTGATAAGCAATGTTTAGCTTAGCAGTAATAGGTAGTCGGTCATTCAAAGACTACGAGACACTGGAATATGAGATTGACAGAATCTTTCGGCGCAAGAAACTAGACAGGCCCGAGCGTAATATGTGCATAGTATCGGGTGGGGCGCGTGGAGCAGACCGCTTAGCAAAGCGCTACGCCGACGAACATCCAGAGGTTGATTACGTCGAGCATCCTGCCGACTGGCAAAAGCATGGGAAGAAGGCAGGCATGTTGCGGAACTTGGATATCGTCAAAGACTGCCATCAGGTGCTTGCTTTCTGGAACGGAAAGTCTAAGGGCACCAAGCACACGTTGGGCCTGGCAGAGACACTTGGCAAACCCATCAAGGTGGTGAGATTCCGATGACAAAAGAAGAGCTAGAAGCTGAGAAAAAGAACAGCTTTGACTTAGGTCATGCTGCCGGTTACCAGGCTGGTTACATGCGGGGTTATCTGGATGATAAGATAGACCGCTTATCAGAGGCAGCAGGGGAATACAAGGAAGCGATAGACAAACTAGCAGAGGAGGGCGAATGATGTTTGGATTAAGAAAACGAATACAACAAATCGAGGGCAAGCTTTTCCACGATAACTTTAGCAAGCAGGCCGACAAAGCACATGCTTCAATACTTGCCGAGCGCAACCGCATACTGGAAGAGCGTGTACTCCATTTGGAGAAGGCACTTGCATGGCATGTAGGCACTAGCATAGAGATTATTCTTGCCGAAGAGAAAATCGTCAAGCTTAAATTAGAAGAGAGTAAGCAAAGACTCGCAGAGAGCGGCGACTGTGGAACACCCCAAGAACAAATGGAAGGAATGAGGATTGATGGCCCAGGAACAGAAGTGGAGTGAGAGTTCGGTTGCCGTTAAGAAATGTTTGTGTCCGCATGGTGACCAAGATAGGAAGTATGGCAAAGGCAGGCGGCTACATAACCGCACCCAACAAAAGGCAGAGAAGGGCGAGCGTGGTTGGCGCTGTACTGTCTGCGGGAATGTGAAAAACTGATGTTTAAGAAACCGAGAGAGGCAACAGAGGGGGAGCAGTTACGGGATGCTCTCTCTCTCAAGGACACAAAGATATCGGTCATTGCTAAGAACGGCAAACGTTGGACGTTTGTAAACGATACGATGGCTGAGTGTACAGTACAGTTAAGCGCCATCACTGTAACAGAGACACCAAGCAAGATGGACGTTATAACGCGCTTCAAACTCGAAGCAAAGAACGGGAGGCTAGGCTGATGAAATTACTATTCTGTCCAGAGTGTACCGATGTACGAAAGCTTGAACAAGAGCCAGAGATTACCGAATGCAAGTGTGGCAAGAGCTGGGGCTTTTATAAGTCTGATGGCTGGAACGCTGTCATTGCTGGCAAGGGTTTGGCAATCGGCATAGACAACAATTCGCTTGCTTATGCAAAGAAGCAGCGACTCACAGAAGGCAGTCCAAAGTCCGTTTGGTTGAGTGCCTGGCTGATGGCAGAAGACCATGACACGATTGACAATCGAAGAGATACCCCAGTGAAGATAGGGAGGGACGACTGATGAAAGTTGAGTATAAGATACCAGCGAACGGTGGGCATCTTGTCTATTGTCCGCACTGTGGTAAGAAAATGGAGCGATACAAAGCAACTGCCGTTATGTACTGCCTAGACTGTCAACGGGGGTTCGCTATCTATCACGGCTCTTCTACCGGCACCATCGGTATGTACCAGATGACAGAGGTAGAGATGATAGCAGGCGAGCTAGAAAGAATCGAGGCGGGTGACTAATGTTTGGAGAGACAAAAGTACGGTGTGACCAATATAACTGTGAGCATCATGTGACGGGTGGGTTTTGCAGGGCCGAACAAGTAACGCTTGTGGAGGCACCAGGCGGGTTCTGGCTCTCTTGTCGAATGAAGACGAATGGGAAGAGATGGAAACCAGAGAAAGAACAACACGTATGCGGTAAGCAGGGCTTTGGTGTAGGCCCAGAAGGTCTCTTTGATATTTGCCAAGCGTGTGAAGATGAAAAAAAAGAGGAAGGGTTTTGAGATGAAGCAGGGAGCAGCAAACAAGCAAGCGGGGAACAGACTGGAACGACTCGCTTGCCGATGGGCGCTAGAGAATACAAGCGGTCTACATAAGGCCGTCGAAGAGATAGCCACCCCAACCGGCAGAGTCGGCAACTATGCCAACTTGGAAATAGATGGTGTCTTTGTCGAGTACGCTATGGAGTGCAAATCACGTAAGAATCTACCCCAGTGGCTTGTGTATGGCCTCATGGAACAAGCTGTAGCTGCTGCTGAGCGGTTTCACAACCACCCTCTGCTGGTACTCTATTCCAAAACCCTTAGAAACGATTACAGGACTTGGCACTTGATTCAACCCGAGCGTCACGCGGAGCTTTTGAAGTGTGAAAAGTACTGCAAACAACAGGGGGTAGTTAAATGAGGTTGTGGTGGATAAGAGCTTTGGCAGGTATTTTTTACGAACGAGGGCAAGAGATTAAGCGGCTTAACAAGGAGCTTTCTCAAGCTAAACAAACGATATTTGAACTGGAAGACGACCGAGATTTGATGGTTCGGAAGTTCGATGAAGACTTGGAAAATGCGATAGACTTCTACGGGGGGAAAGAATGAGCGCTCTTAGCTACACGGGCAAACTTAGATTAGTGGGGAGAGATAACGGTCGGTCGTTCTGCTTTACAGAGGCAAAGATTAAGCTCTGGATGATTCCCTATCGAGCGGCAGAGGAAGAGAGAATCGACATGTGGCACACGTATCTTAGCGGCCCCCAGCTGGGAGAGTGGGGTGGCAACTTCATACTGCCTTTTGGTGCTGCTATGCACAAGCACTTAGATAGATACTGGATGGAGACTGACCATCACCGAGGGGATATCTGGCTGACAAGCGCTGAGATATTAGATGGGCTTGTAGACGTTGAGTTACGCGGGTCAGGCGACCTTATCTCTATAGATATGGAGAACGAACTTAAAAAGATGCTCTATAAACCCTAAGCGCTTTTTCTCTCTGCGTTGACAGCAAAGTCGAGCATACACAAACCAACTAATAGAGCAAGTGTATCCTCAAATTCTTTTTGGTCTCCAGTGCCATTGGCGTACATGCTGAGAAGTTTTTCCCGAAGTTCTTGAATCACTTTATGGCTCCAATCATTAGGTTGACGGTCAGGACTACAGACGACAACAGAGCGGTAAACAAAGCTCCCATCATCCAGTTACGGAGGCTATCAAGCTTCTGCTCGATATGTGGCAGATGGTTGGTCTTTATCTCAAGGATATCTTTAGCCATTTCCTCTTGGTATGTCTCCAAGATGGCGACTCGTTCCTTTACAGTTATCTCAGCCATCAGTTGTTTCCTCCTCAACCCTATCTGTGTGACCGTCATGGTATCCTTTTTCGTATCCCGCGTCAAACCCCTCACCGTGTCCTAATGTGAACCCGTCCTGGCGAGCGGAATCTACCAGCTCAGTCAATTCATCGGATTTTAAGCTTACGCTTTCCCAAAAAGTGGCTTGCTTAGTTGAAGGCAGTAATTCCGCCGCTGCCGTTATGACTTCATTTAGTACCTCAACTGGTGCTTTTCCGCTTGCCTTTTCCATGCTTGCTCTCCTTTATGATGTTCTTTGTATAAAGCACAATTCATAATACAGTGGCCGGTTGTTGAATGCTGTACCGCTACCCGTAAAACCAACCGTTATAACGTGACTATGGTTACTAGCCGAGCTTGTGGTGTGCGAGTGATTACCACTGCTCATAACGGGGTCACCACCCGACCACTCACTGCTAGCGCCCTGTCTGGGGCCAGCTCTTGATACTCCCGTAGCGAATGTGGTATCTTTCTTGATTGCATGATTGTGGATTCCTTGGCTGTCTGTAGTGTGGAAGTGACCGCCTGTACTGTTACTGCCCCCCGTGTGATTATGAGAGGGCAGATTAGCGGTAACCAGAGTAAGCGCGTGTGTTCCGCCCGTAGTCCCAGGATTCTCTGAACCACTTGTAGCACAAATAAATCTATCTTGGAGGTTTGGCGTTCCGCCGCTGCCATTGCAGATTGAGAACCCGCTTGGTATGGAGGCATACGTGCCACCCCACATGATGATAGCGCCAATAGGCAAACGCCCAAGTTCTATCTCAGTCAACCTATCAGCTACATCTGCTTCACTACCGGCTGGATTGATACCAAGCTCCGTTTCAATAGCCTCTATTTCATCATAAGCGTCATTAACGTCCGCCGCATCGAGGCTGTATTCATCTATGACGGGCGAGCCGGTATTCACTTGTGGTGTAAAAGATGTTATACTTCCTGGGAAATCTGCCATCTGTTTCTCCTCCTAATCATTTATTATACCACATTTAAGCGGTTCGTTTCCACATGTAGACAACTACATACGGTTGCAAGTTGGTATGAGCATCCCCACTACCTGTCGTTTGATTGACAGCTGCGGTCGTTTGGTTGCCCGCTGTTTCTGCTTGGTTGGTGGGTGTTGCATTTGTGATAGTTATACCCACGGTGTTTGTTCTAACATCGTTGGTAAGTCCTGTAGCTGCCCAAGTCAATTTATACTGACTACCACCACTATTTAGCGATAAGTATTTACCGTTTCCACTATAAACGACTGCCGTGTGTTGGTGAGCAGTGTTCGCATGGGTATGCGCGTTTTGCGTATGGTTATGGCTGTTCTGAGTATGACCATGTGCATCTTGCGTATGCCCGTGTGTAGCTAGCTCTGCGATTGACAGAGCGTGTTCTTTGACACCACCAGTATCCGATAAGTCATCAAAGTCTGTATCACCGCCAGCATCCAGGCCAATCAAAACTTTTCCCTGACCAAAGGCTGTCCAAGTACCAAACCCAAGCATTGCTGGGTCAGATGGATTAGTGGCAACCCCCGCGTTGATATAGATAGAGCCTACGGGGTAAGCAGCCTCTCGGTGCATTGATTCGTCTGATGTGTGGTCAAGAAAATCAAAGAGTGATATATTCCAGGGCTGGATAACGGCTCCCTCTTGGAGCAGTATAGCATCGAGCCAGAACTTGCCGACTGTTGGCGAGGCAGCTTGCCCAATAAGCACCTCTATGTCCACCTCAGTAGCAGCGCCCGTATTGAACGTGGTTGTTATCTCCCTTGCCCATGTCTCATTTGACCCCCATAGCATCTCAGAGGTTACTTTTTCAGTCACACCGTCCATCACTCGAATGATAGTTCCGCGCTCGCCGTCGCCTGCTTCTGAACCCTCGCCATACTCAGTAGCATCACCATACTCTATACCCGAGCCAAACATGGGGTCACTACCAAGCTTGTCACTCCGCCAATAGAATGACAGTGCATAGTCGGTGTTCGGTTGGACGGCCACTGTTTGAGTGGTTTTGGCATCGGTTGAAGAGTCGTGATAACAATATAAACAGCGTGTGCCGTAGCGGTGTTGGGTGTCGTCAGTTGTTATATTAGCAGGCGTAGACCCAGCTTTTGTCCAGTAGGAGGGGTCACTGGTTCCAATATCCAAGCGCTCAAAAGAAGAGTTGACGATAGGGTTATTCGAGCCGGGCATAACGCCCCTGATAATACCATCAGCAACCAGACCATCTTTGTCAATTATAACGGCCTCGTCTTTGTCACGTATCTCAAGCGCTCCCTTTATAATCTTGATAAGCTTACCGTCTGGGTCGTCAGCGTCTATTATAACCTGCTTCGAGCCATCGACTGAGGAGGTAACTGATATTCCGTTGGAATCAAGCACTGTGTTATTACTCTGACTTTTGATGGTTACTTCATCAGCATCTAAGATACCGGCACTTATTTTTCCAGCTTCGAGAAAAGCAATGTAATCGCCTGACACGCTGGGTGGCACTCCGTAAAGAGAAGTCACCATACCATTTTCTATGACAACAACCTCACCCTCTGTTTCATCTCTGGTGCCGTCCTCTATCAAAGACCACACCCCACTGCTAACTGGGACTTCAATGTCTCCACTACCGGGCAAGAATGTGGTTGCCATCTTTACTTCCACTAGTGGGTATAGCTGGACTATGTTTTCATCTATCGTATAGTCATTGACAAGCTCCACACCAAGCTCTAAGTAAGGCTCCACAAACTCGTCGGTGTCAAAGACTGTAATGTAGGGAGTCACTTCTCTATCCTCTGACCATATGGTTCCTATTGATAATACTCCCTCGTCACCAAAAATGGAAATATCATCCACATACAGTTGTAGTCCGTCTGTATAGTTTTGCGATAGCTCGCTTCCTATAATTTGGGTCGAGACATTAACAAGCACTCCGTTCATTAGCGTTTCACCTTCCTTGCTCCCAGATTCAGTAAGCGGTGTGCTTTCCTTTTCCGGCTAGAGGTTATTGACTGTGCTGCATCTGTGGTTAATGGGATAGTAAATGCTTTTGCCGGGACAGTGTAGTATTCGTCGCCACCGGGATTAGCAACCTGTATGTAGTCTCCCACTTCCAGGCGCGGCTCTGTAAACGTATCAACCGATATTGTAAGCTCGGCTACCTGCTTGTCCTTTAAGAGTTTTTTTGCTAGAGCATCGGCAGCTTTTTTGCTTGTAGCCTCACTCTCCGAAAATTCCTCACATATGAGCCACTTCAAATCTTCTGGTCTGTAAGGAGCATAAGCGGTAGCTTCTCCCCTTATCTGTGCTTTACCTTCTGGCTGAGCGCCCCATACAACAATTCGATTAACAAAGTTTGTCAGCTCCGCAATCGTTTCTGGCAGTCCAATAACATTAGCCTCACTCTTTGTGAACTTAGCAACTGGTGAATAGGACTGCTTATGAAGATGGAATCGAAAATTGGAATCGAAACGAGCAACATATCCGCCTGCCCCGTTCGCCAAACGTTTGATGGCTTGCCAAGGGGTAATTACTATACCCTCTTTACGACCGGCATTATCTTCTATAATTTCTGACCCATAGTAAAAGGGCTTTAATAGCTGTCCAGGGGTCGTTTGTACTTCTGGCGTATGTGGGCCTGTCTCGCCTGGATGGGGCCATGTGTACTGGTCTCCTGACCCCCAAAGCTCATAGTCATAGTTGTTAAGGATTTGTCGTACACCCGTCGAGTGCTTGGCACCCCTCTGGATTTTCATAACAACCCCTAGTGGATACATATAGCGCTGCTCGAAACCAAAAGCGGTTATTGTGACTATAGACGAGTCTTGTTCTGACTTTCGTATGCTTCCCGGTACAACAAGCCCAGCGAATACCGGAATAGATATCCAGCCGCCGTCTTGATGGTCATAAGCATCTGAGTCTAGTTCTTTCACGTATATCTCATAGAACGCTTGATAAAGGTCATTTAGCCAGAGGTCTCCCGGTGAGAGAGTGGTCTTTGGCCTGACAATTGTAATCTCTAAACGTCTGTGGGGGTCGCTGTCTACATCTACAGTAACCAAGCCCGTGATTAACTCTGTCCATTTCTCTTTGACTTGTCCCGTAATTCCATCGTAGACCATCACGCGGGGGCGCATCAGTTGATTTGGGGCAATCAGAGCAGCATCCAGACTGTCCATTATATAGTCATCGTATTGTCGGGATAGGTTTATCACTTCGGCCAGCCTACTTCATAGAGAGTGACCTGTACTTCATAATAGCGTCTGCCGTGTAGCTCTTTAATCTCTGACAGTTTCGGGTTCTTACCAAGTGCCACTCTAGTAATCATACCCTTAGAGGATGACAAAGAGCAGATAAGGTTTCGTTTAATCATCTGTTCCAGTGCTTTAATCAGCCCCTCTTCGGCTCTTATGTAGGCGCTTATCGTTATCTTTTTAGCTACTGTGGGAGTACGGACAACGCTAAACTGTCCACCGAACGGATGATAAAAGGGTTCTCCCAGTTCGTCATATTCTATGTCCGCTACGGTCACATGTTTAGTAAACGGTATTATCAGATTGTGGTCTTCCTCTGCCATGAGCCAATAGCCTTCGGTTGGTACGTTGATAGTCTCAATCATGCCCTGAATGTTGGCATAAAAGTAGTCTATGTCTACATCGTCTGTATCGTTGCCCGAATAGAAGACCAAGCTAACGCCTGTATCGTCTGTAATCTCCGCCTCGAAAGAATAGGACGACCACTCCTCTGTTAGCGCTAAGTCAGTATAGCCATATATGGTTCCTGGGGCACCTGTCATTCGGATGACTGCTTGAGCAACCCGGTTGCCTTCCCGCGACCTAGCGCGTACATACGCCTTAAACGTAGTGCCGACTTGCACTGCATTGAGGGGCTGTATAATATAACAATGCCCTTGGTGACTACCACCGTTGGTGATGTTTTGTCGCATATAATACCCGCCGACTGCACCATACTCTTTCTCGCGTGTCAAGGTACAGGCTGCTCCCCCAGTTAGCTCAAGCACCCAGACAGCATCGTAGGGTTGTTGGTTCATGTAGGGGTTTTGTGTCCTACCAGACGAGCTTTTATTATTGACGACCGCATGAATAGCGTACTCACTTGTGACACCGCCAGGTGCTAAGTCGTACATATGATAAGCAGCTCCGCCATACCAAGCACCGAAGTCAGAGGGTGGCCCACTATCTATCAAGCGCCAGTCAGTGTCATCATAGTCGTGGTCTTTTCGATAGATTTTGAATCTATCTGGCGCTGCTAGTTTATCCCATTCCAAGTGAACAATGGGTGCGTTACCATGCTCTGATACTTGAGAGGGCGTTTCTTGTGTCAACGTCAGGTCGGTCACGGGTGTTATAGTGAGGTCTGGATTGATACGCCACTCGTTTCTATCAAAAGAATATGCCGGGTCAAAGGCATCAATGTCCCGTTCCATAGAATCATAACAACGCACAATTTGGACATAGGTTTGACCAATGACAAGCGCATCGTCGGGCACCTGTACAAAAGCATTGGCAGATGTAACAATGCCTGTACCCCAACCATCTACCCACTTGTTAAGTGAGTTGCTGTAGTATGGGGGTACAAACTTGCCTTCTGCTACATTGTATCTAGCAACCGTTACCCAGTACTTCGTTTGAAGACCGCCCTCACCGGGGATGTAGTCCCAAGTAAGCAAGGGGCTAACATCGGACGTAGTATCGCCTGCTACGTGAGTAATAGTTATGTCTGCTTTGGTAGCTATGCGAAACTCTATAGTATTCGACCAGGGACTTCTTATACCACTACCACTTAGAAAGTTGACACGCCAATAGTATGTTTTATCACTATCCAGGGCAGCGAACTCTGCGCCGGGTCTGTAGTCAATACGTTTCGGCCAAGTGCCTCCAGTATAGTCAGGCACAACACTTACATCTCGAATAGATGGGGAGAACTGAGCATTCTCCGCAACCTGTATCCTGATACCAGCTACCTCTTTCCCACCCGAGCTAGCGGTAAATCTTGGCTTGGTTAGCGAGCGAGTATCGGATGGCGCTAAGTTAAACGGGGCAGATGGTTCCACGCCCCACTCCCAATACATTCTCGGAAGTCTCGGCACTGATGTTCCGATATCGTACTCACTGAAAAAATATAGATTGGCAGCGTTGATATTTGTATAGATACGAAACCCATAGTACTTCCAACCATAAGCAGCCGCTATGTCGAACATTGGCCCTAAATCGAACTCATGGTTATAGCCCTCTTGTTGGCCTGTTATGGCAAAGGACATTAAGGCAGATGCTTCCCCACGAACGTTCGGTGCTGTATTCCAAGTAACCCCCGGCTCTTGAAACGGAGCAGCAAGCATTTGGAAGTAGATATTGCCAGAGTTAGTCCAAGCGCCCTTCTGAGTAAGACGGCAAATAGCTGTTACTACTTTGTTGTCGGGGTTGGCAGTGCCAGCTGGCCTTGTTGGGCGCAGATAGATAAAAGCATGATAGCCTGTAGTGTCCCTCATTTGGAGGTATTTGCGTTGATTCAAATTTGTGTTGGGCCACTCTTGCCTAACACATGTATCAATAGTTATATTTGACCAACCAGCTCGTTGCATTACTTAGCACTCCATTCATCTACGGCTATCGTTTTCTCAACGTGCTTGTGTATTCCCTCGTCAACCACTTCTACGATACCATCTCTCAAGTTTGTAATCTTGAACGTGGTGCCTACTGGCATGGCAACCGTTACATTCTGTTGTTTATTATACGCTACTCCGGCACCTTGAGCAACCTCCCCAAGCGGCCTCGCTATGCCCGAGAACCAACGATTTTGTTGCATGGTCAGAACACGCTCGCCAGCATGAAGAGTAGCCGATACTGCGCCACCACCAGCATACCAGTTCTGCCTATCGTGAGCAGCAAGCGCGTTTGTTGCGTTGCCGTAGCGTTCGGTAATGTATCTAAACCCACCCTCTAATTGTTGTTGAAATGTACTTTGACGACCTGCCGGTAGATACTTGCCTGGCCCCCAGTGCATATCTAGGAACTGAAACAATCCCCAAGCAGTAGAGGTCGGGTTCTGAGCTTGTGGGTTGAAGTTCGATTCCCGTCTAATCAACTCATGGAGTGGAGCAAGCTGAGCGCCACCCTGTCCTCTAGCCGAGAAGTAAGCAGCAATTTGACCCCAAACATCTCCACCAGCTCCGCCACCAGGCGGCGGTTTAGGAGCCGCTAACTGTCTGATAAAGTCAGAGATAGACCGTAGGGCAAAGTGTACGTGGTTAAAGTGATTACCGCCAACGTTTGTTTTCCACAGTGCTTGCCCGTGGGGAGTGTTCAAGACACCCGTGAATGGAGCATCTGCACCACCCAAGAGCTGAGAGACTTTAGCAGAAACCGCATCACTACCAGGAGCAATATCAATCGCTATTCCCTTGCCGTGGTCTCTCGGGTCGCCTGGTCGGAAACCAGAAGTGATTGAGTGACCACCACCTACCTGTGCCATTATCCATGCGAACAGTGCTTGCATAAGGGGTTGGCCTGGAACCAAATCGACACCAGCAAGTTGTCCACCGCCCCCTGGTGGCGCTGCCGGGCCTCCTGGTGCTTTCGGTTTCAAGTAGTTAGAAAGGGCATCGTATAATCCAGCTGAGTTACTTATCCCCAGAAAGGAATCCAAAAATTCCCAGCGTTTGTGTTCGTTCATAAAGCTCAAGAGGTTCTGAGCAAAGCCCTTCATGCCCCCAAAGTTAGCTTCCATAATTCCCATCACTTGGTCGAACGACAAGCCCTTGAGCAGACCCCTAATCATCTGGGAGCCAATGTTTTCAAACTCTTTCGACGGTGACTTAATACCCAAGCGGTTCTTGACTGCGTTGATAAGTTTGGTAGCAAGCACTCGACCAGCATCCCCCATGTAGCCAGCGTTTAGCTTGAGTACGTTGGCAGCGTGTTTTGGCCAGCCTTTTAACCAAGAGGAGAGACCCATGACTTTTTTGGTCACGTTGTTTTTCATCTTAGTAAATTCTGGAACGAGCGCGTGTGATATATGCCGTGCTTTTTGTGAAAGCATAGCCTTCCGTTGCATACGTGGCACTCTTGCCAACCACTTGTTGAACTGTTTGAATATCTTGATAACCTGACGAGGGAGTGCCAGCACTATCTTGGTATCTTCTCTTACCATAGCTTTGAAGTGTTCCCGCATTATTTCACGGACGCGAGGCATGTCTAGCCCTTCAAGCAGGCCGACCCGCATGTTTACACCCATCCCACGGAAGACACTAGACGGTGACTTGATTCCCAGTTTCTTCTTGATGGAGTTAATGACAGCGCCACCAAATTGTTGAGCGCTCTTCTTGGCTCCCTTATTCAGTCCTTGCTTGAATCCACGCCCAGCATTACGACCAGCTTTCTTACCCTCTTTGCCGGTGCCTTTTGCGCCTTTCTTGAAACCCTTCTTCAAACCCCTACCAGCGTCACCGCCTGACTTTTCAGAACCAGACTTGCCACGATTGATAAATCCCCTTATCATGCCATCGGCAAGCTTTCGTCCTGCTTCCCACATATTGCGAACGTTCTTGAGTATAGTGTTTTTGAACCAACGCGGTATGTTGGCCAAGTAGTTATCGCTGAAATTCGTTACAACGTTCTTAAAGTTACGAACCGATGCCCGTACCGGCTCGATAAACATGTTTCTTATAAAGTGAGCGTTCAATAACATCATTGCTTTGTAGAACTCAGGGATGCCGGACAGCCATCTACCAAGCGCCAAGTGAGCATTTTGGGTAGCGCGAACATGTGCATCCCAAGCTGGTTTTAAGCAAGTGACAATTGGTGCCGAATTGCTCTTCATAGCGAATGCTTGCTTAGCAGGAACACCCGATAGATAGCCTATGATACCGCCCTGTATTCTGCGAGTCTCAGACGCTTGCTTATTATGCCCTCGTTTGACCTCTTCTGTGTGCGCTCGGTGTGAGCGTCTTAGTATCGCACCAATCAAACCACCCTGAACGTTTGTTTCTTGAACGTCTTTAGTTCTGGCACGTTTACGAATACCACCCATAGTCCGCTGGTGTTGCTTCTCGTCCGACTGCTCTTGCCGGTGTTGTTGTCTTCGACCTCTAGCGATAATCGCCCCAGCAAAGCCTTTCTTCTTAACTTCTTCCTCAAAGCCCATCCTGTAGGCCATGCCAGCGTCTTTTCCGCCCTTTGCTTCAAGCGCTTTCGTCTTTTTATTACTGTCTTCAAACATGCGGTATTTCTTTTTTTGGCCCTTTTTGTTCTCGTCGTTGTCTGACTGTGCAAACGCTTTACCAGCTGCCTTGCCCCCTTTAGCGCTCTTCTTCTCGCCCTCGTCCATAAACTCGTCCATCATAGCCATTTGGCCTTCCATCATGGCTTGGAGTATACTGGCAATTTGACGACCGCTATTCATAACCATATCCTTCATAGCGCCGCCTATCTCATTGGCACCGTCTGATATGTTTTTGACTCCCTCTGCCATAAGAGCCGCGTTGCCTGTAAAGAACCCGCGCATGATTTGAGCGACACCATAGATGACTTTACCCAGACCGATAAATGTTTTAATGATAGCCGTGATGATATTTATAAGGAGAATGAGAACGATAGCCAGGGCACCAAACGCACCCAGCAAAATCATTCCAACGATAATTGCCAGCTTCTTGAGAGCTGGTATAAGCATCGGTTTCAGAATAGCCCATAGCTCACCAAAGGCTTTTTTCAGCGTTTTGAAGAGTTCCGCCAGAGCGCCGATTACAGGTTGGAAGACTTTCGCAAACTTGTCCCAGTGTTTGATAACGACATAGATAGCAGCAGCGACCGCCAGAATGATTAGAAGAATCAACCCAAAGGCAACGCCCATACTGATACCCGCGGCGTAAGACAATGCGGCAGTCTTTAGAAATACAAATTGGTATATCGCAGCAATGCCACCCGCTATCTGTCCGTACTTGAGAATAGCAAAGTTGCCGAGCCAGCCGAGTATTGTTGTCAAGGGGCCAACAAGGGCAATTAAAACTAGCATTGTGCCTATGGCTGCTAAGACGGGGCGCGGTACTTTGTCCATCGAGTCAGCCCATTTATCTGTGTAGTTGGCTGCTTTCTCTAGCACTGGTAATATAATGTCCTCAAATGCGTAAATGAATATCTTGCCGATTGGCTCAAAGAGACCAAGTATCTTCTTGCCGAGCATCTTGAAGCGGTCACTGAGCTGCATCGTAGCATCTGCCGTCTTCTTGACTGTCCCACCAGATTTCTCTAGCTTCTTCTCCCACTTATCTAAGTCAAACGTGCCCTGTCTGATAGCGCCAGCCAGTTTCGGCCCAGCTTCACGACCGAAGATTTCGATAGCAACTTTAGTAGCCGCCATCTTGTTTGGAGCTTCTTTAATTTGTTTGACGAATGCCCGTAAGCCAGCTTCTCCAGTTTTGAACCCTTCCTCAGAAGCTTTGGCAACCGCCATGCGGAGAGCGTCCGTTGTGTCTTCTGCTCGAAGACCAGCCGACTCAAAGGAGGCAAAGAGAGCAATTTGTTGTTTGGTGTTGAACCCGAGCTGTTTTAACATCTCGCTGTTGTTTGATAAGTGACCAATCAGTTGCTCAAGTGGGATACCGGACTTCTGGGCAGCATACGCCAACATGTCCATAGCTTCCGCTTGTTTCTTACCCTTGATTGCGTTTTGTTGAAACCACATACCAAGCTCTCGGGATACTGCCACAGGGTCAGCACCCATGATACGTGAGAAATCAAGCACTTTCTTGGTCATTCGGTCAGCGGCCTTGCCGGTGGCATCAAACCTTTGTTCGACGTTAATCAAAACACCCGCGACAACTTCCGAGTCTTCGGGTACATCACGCCATACTTTACGGAAACGGACTTGTAACTTCTCAAGTGCCTTGCCAGTAATACCAAGCTGTCGAGCGACAAGCATGTAGCCCTTACCAATCTCAGCTGCCGCTTTGTAGCCAATGGCTCCAGCAACAGCAATCGGTAGAGTTACGTTCTTAGTCATGGCAATGCCCAAGGCAGTCATTTTGTTGCCAACCTTGGTCATTTGAGTCATAAACGTGCTATCTCTAGCTATGATATCGACCCATAGGGTTCCTAAATGTGCATCAGGCACTTTCTAAATCCGCCTCCTCCTTTTCTTTTTTCTTCTTGGCTGCTTGAAAGTCTGCCAACTTAGCAACCTCATTTAACATAGACGCTTTGGACATTGGCCCAGTGCTTGCGCCTTCTTTTCCCTTACCCATGAGCTTGTCCAAGTCGAGCATCTTATCGCTCTTGTATTGAACAGCTGCCCAAGTAGCGCCAATTGCTAGCAAGGGCAGCGTGTGTTCTTCTTCAAACTTCATGGCTGCGGAAAGAGCTATGTCGATTTCCCGATAACTCGCCTCCCAAAAATCCTGCTCTGTCTTCTCGCACAAAATCATGTAGTTGTGCCGAATATACGACCAGTTTAGCCCTTCTTCTTGGGTGGCTGGTGGTCTTTGGGAGCCTTTGGGTTTTTTCCGTCATCTCCTTCGGGCATTGCAATATCCATAGCTTTAGCGATAGCGTCTTGAAACTCAGACAAGTTCTCGACGGTAAACATACCGCCAACCGTGGCCTCAGTAATCTCTGGATGGTTGGCTTTTAAGCCAACGAACAATACCTTACGGAGCTTTCCAATCGCTCCCTTCGGGTTCTCTTCAAAGTTGAAAGCATCTTCGATATTCTCGTAAGCGTCTTCCAACTCACAAAGCGCATTGAGGTCATAACGGAGATAAAAGATTTCTTCATCAACCGTTATCTCAACGCTTTTTTTCCGCAGTTTTGCTAGCTTGTCAGCCATGATAGTCTCCTTTTAGTTGTCAATTAGGACAGTACTGTGTCAAATGTTAGCTCGCCACTAATCTTTAAGGTAAAGCTTACCTCTGCCTTGTCATCGAACGGCAGAGAAACCTTAAAGGCAGTCAGGATACCGCTACCAGAAAAACCGTAGCCTTGTGGTGTCTGAACTGCAAATGTGGACAAGACTGTATCGCTAGAAATCGCATCAATGACCTCTGCCATACCCGCATCACCGGGAACATAATTGCCTTCACAGTCAATCTCTCCAGCTTCAATCAAGCCTGGCAGAAATTCTTTCCAATAGCTAGAGTCGTGACTGGTAATGTCAATGTCGTCGCGCTTACACGCTGGGCCATCAATCTTCGTCAACTCTGCAACCGGAGTACCGTTCAGCGAAAAAGTAGTTCCTATTGCTACGAATGCCATGTCTATCATTCCTTTCTTTCAAGTACTCGTTCACTTGGTAATTATACTATAAATAGGAGGCAGAGTCCACTTTTAGTCTTGCACCATCACTTTGTAGTCAGCGCTAAGTCCCTGGACTTCTTCTCCCTCTTCCAATTGGAGCCTGCCAATGCCACGTATCCTTTTGACAAACAGGTTGGTATATCCTGTGATGGAAAATGTTTGCCGATGGAGCAGGTCATCAAGTAGGCTGTATATGTCATAGGCGGTTGATATCTTGAACGTGTGAACATTTATCTGAAATATAGCGTCATCTTGGCGGGTATCATAGGTGTCGTCCGCAGATATACTTAGCGGATAATAGCAGATATAGGGAGGAACCGCATCTTCGGGTGCCGTGTATGCAAAAATAGCTGGCTTGGTTTCATAGGTAGCGAGCGTAGCAGCCAACGTAACATCGGCAGCTATGTGGGTCTCCAAGCCCCACTCTATTTGTTTTAGGTCACTCACTTGCCTTTACCTCCAGCCATTATTCTCCAAAGTATCGGTTGTATTCTGTCTATCGTCACACGCATAAAGGGTCGTGGCTCCATCTTGCTTGTTCCATATTCAAGTTTGGGAGCATAGTCTTTGTCAGTGCCAACAACCGCCGTTAGAAACATACCAATTTTGATAACGGTATGCGTTATGCTTGCCCGTAGGTCGCCTGTCCAAACAGAAGGTGCTTGACCAGGCGCGGAAGAGCGGTGGCTCCCATAAAGATGCCCACCACCGGGCATACTGAGCGCCATCTTCACAGCAGTCTCAGCAAACGCTCCTGCATCTTCCAAGCGGCTACTAAGCTGTTTCTCTAGGTCTACTCGAAAGATAGCCATGCTCGCATAGTCGTGTTGCCACCGAGTACTCATAAGCTTACCTCTCCCTTGAAGTCTTCCAACACATCAACCTCGTAGATAGTACGACCGCCAAGTCCCACTCGCGGGGTCGGTGTATACTGCAAGTGGTAGGCAACCCCGTTAATCGCCAGAACGTCCCGAGCAGTCAAAGCAACGGGGAAGGTCTCGAAAGTTACCCTAGCTCGCCTGATTGCTTTCTTTCTGTCAGCGCTCATTTGCTCATTGCCTGTAAACTTAATATGACAGTACAAAGTCCCAGCGCTTGCCCACACGGGGTTTGATTCCCCATGTTCAAAGCTCTGAGTCTTTTGGTAGACTGTTATGCTGCTATTAAAAAGCATCTAACCATCCCTTAGAAGTCTGATAGTACATCAAGCAAGCCCTGGAGCAGTGTGCGAACGTTGCTTGGTAGGTCTTTCGTCATTTCGTATGCCTGGGATACCTCGTCTATAGCTTCCTTCTTTACAGACGCACCTCTCTGGAAGAAGATATCGCCCAACCAAGTCAGCTCTGCCAACTTGATTCGCTCGACAATCTCGGCATAGTCCTCACGGAGAGAGAATCCGCTAGTGTATGTAACCAGATAACGCTTGACCCCTTCCGGCCACGTATCGCCTTCTCGTAGATAGAGAATTTGGCCGGTTGTCGGAATGAGTCGGTACAGTTCGGCGCTTAGTGTCTCGCTCCAGATATCGTCGGTGACAACAATCTCGTCGCCTGACTCTTCACTGACCGGCACTCGGGGCAATCTCAAAGACTCTCTGCCCCCGTCAAGATAAACGCTTGTTTCTTGGGCCACTATGTAGTTGCTCAAGTTCTCTTTAATGGTTGCCTCTATCCCTGACAACATAGCGTGAATAAGTGAATCCTCGTCTGTGCCTGAAACTCTGAGATAGTCCTTGGCAACCGTAAGCTCAACCAACGGGGCTGTAGCCAACGCAGTCAGCACCAAGAATGTGTCTTCAACCGTACTCTCGATTGCTCCACCACCCGTGAATTGGCAAGCATACGTTCCTGCCGTAGCTAGGGTAATGTCAATGTAGTATTGACCAACCGCATCTTTGACCAGCTCAACGTCTTCCCCGTACACAAAAGCAACGGCAGCTGCTTGGTCAACTCGATAGCCAAAATCTACTGTCGTTGGGTCAGCAAGGTCTCCGCCATCGTCGCGGAACTCTGCCGATATCCGTATCACCTGTCCTGTAAAGTAAGTATCCATTTCTCCTCCATTATAGCTGTATTATGTCTCGGTGTCTATCTATCAGTCGTCGGGTAGGATTATGATAGATGACCCCGGCGTAGTACGCTCGCTCGTTCCACTACCGGCTGTGCTATGCCCGTGGCTTTCACTGCCTGGCTGTGATTTCGTAATAGTCTGGTCTCCCTGTTGTCGGTATGGTGTTTTATCAAGCGTTGCTATGGCAGTTGAAATACCTGCCGTTATTGCTGCACAAGCTATCTTGGCTGTCAGTAAGCAAGCAACGGAACAGGCACCGTTTGACGAACCGGACAGTTTTCTTTGGGTTTTGCAAACTGCTTCCGCAGTACTAGCTCCAACCGATAAACCGCTGAGTTTTCGGGTTATGTTTATTAAAGCATCTGTGGTCGATGCACCATTGACAACCCCAGTAAGCCCTATTGTCAACTTAAAGGATGCTTCCGCTGTCGAAGTTCCAGCACTTGCGCCTGCCAGTTGTCCAAGAAGGTCAAGCAATCCCGCTACCGTAGCGACACCATTAGACGCGCCACTCAGCTCCATTGTAAGCTTGATTAAAGCTCCCGCCGTACTCTCCCCACTACTGTTACCCTCAAAGAGCCTCAGCAAGCTCAGTATGCTCACTCCTGCGGTGCTTACACCGTCCGTACTACCCGCTAATAGTGTTCTTGTCTCAATTAGGGCACCTACAGTAGACACACCCGCGCTGGCACCATCAAAAGTTGCCTGGTTTTTTATAGAGGCGGCGGCGCTTGAACTACCGCTAGTCGCTCCGACTAGTTCTGTTCTGGACTCCAAATCACAGGAGACAATGGAAGTACCATTCGCCGCTCCAACGAGTTTTCGGAGTACGTTAATGCGCGAACCCGCATTGCTCCAACCGTCAGAACTGCCCACAAGACCTCTGAGTCGCTCAATAAGAGAACCAGCAGTGGAAGTACCAGCACCAGCCCCACTTAAACCTCTTAGAACGCCTAAGAGCGCTCCCACAGTAGAGAGTCCGTCAGCTTGACCGGCCAAAGTCATCGACAATTCTATAAGTACTGCTCCAGTACTGCTACCCGTTGACAGCCCACCCAACAACGTAGTGGATTCCCAGTCACAAGAAACGGCTGATGTACCATTACTGACACCCGCTAGCTCAGTTCTCGTTTCGATGCTTGCTTCTGCCGTTGATAAGCCATCACTAGTTCCAACTAGCTCTGTTCTTGTTTCAATAGCAGCACCCACGGTCGAGTTACCATCTGCTTGTCCACGTATTGCATGGGTCTGAGTTAAGGAAGCTCCAGCCGTAGAACTGCCGTCCGACTGACCACTCAAAGCGTGGGTCTGGGTCATTAAAGCTCCGGCTGTCGAGCTACCGTCCGACTGCATAGCCATATCAACGTCATCAAGAAAGTACTGGATATCTAAATGCAGGGTTGAATGGCGTATGTTAGCGCCAAACGTATAACCACCAACACCAATCGCCTCTAGGGGATTCGGGCCGTCACCGTTAATATCATCAATCGTCCACTTTAAGCCGGTGTCTGGGTTGATGGTTATATCATGTATATCGCTAGTGTAGCCATCAGGCGCTATAACGTGGTCGTGTGATGTGTACCACGTACCGTTGACTTTAATTAGCGTATTGGCAACGGTATCGCCAACAAAGGCCCTTGCTATATGGTGGTCTTCCACATGATGCAAGCGGGTGTTTGAACGTATATCTATATCTGCTATATCAAAATAGATAAACTCAGGGTCATTGCTTGAAGTCTGGATTATATAGCTAGCGTCTTCATCCCCGCCTTCTTCTAACTCGTCTAGCTTCGACCAGTAGTTGCTTGGTGGGGTAGGTTGCCCAAAATTAAAGTGGCCGGTGTTGCTAATGTCGGCAATCGGGACGACTCGTAGTATCATCAAGCGACCGACTTCTACTGCCATACCAGCGGTCGAAGTTCCGTCAGAAGCGCCTGCAAACTTCATGCTCAATTCGATAGACGCGCCAGCGGTAGAACTACCGTCTGCTTGTCCCGTGAGTCCAATGATGGGGTGCATGGTTACGCCAGCCGTAGATGTGCCAGCACTAGCCATTGTTAATATAGTCCGTGATTCCCAATCGCAAGAGGCCGTGGAAGTTCCGTTCGATTGACCGCCAAGCTCTGTCCGGGTTTCAAGAGAAGCACCAACAGTTGAGCCACCGTCACTTGCTCCGCTTACTTCGGTGCGCGTTTCTATAGATGCGCTTGCTGTAGAAAGTCCGTCTGTTGCCCCAGCGAATGTTCGTAGTATGTTAATGAGCGAATCCGTGGTGCAAGAACCGTGAGCATACCCATCTAAGGGCATTAACAGCTCAAGGAGCGACCCAGCTGTAGCTACGCCGTCTGTTGCGGCGACAAGTTCCATCAGCAATTTAGTCAATGCCGTGGCTGTAGACACTCCATCACTGCCAGCTGTCCAAGTTTTTGTTATATTGGCAATAGCCGTTGCCATTGAGATGCCGTTAGTGGCACCAACCAGTTCCATGTTCAATTTGAAGCTTGCTCCCGCTAGAGCCACACCGTCTGAGGAACCGCTGAACGTCATAGACAGTTTTATCGGTGTGTCGGCAGCTTCACTAGTGCCATCCGCTGCCCCACTAAAGGGCATTGACAAATGCACATGTCCATTAGCCGTGCATGTTCCAGCTGAGCTAGCAACCATTGGTTGAGTAGCAGCCAACAAAGCTCCAGCTGTTGAACCACCAGCAGTTACACCCGCTACTTCCGTTGTTGATTCAAGAGAGGCCCCGGCTGTTGAGCCACCAGCAGAACTCATAGTACCCAAGTCAGCTACGGTTAGATAGTTAATGGTTACCCACAGTTGGGTAACCCGAATCCCATGATTATCAACGCGCAAAGTGTTACCAATTCCCTCAACTGGGTTGTCGCCTGTACCCTTAACGTCCGCTGTCACCCAAGCTAAGCCGGTATTTGGGTTTAGAGTCAGCGTTCTCGTTTTGTATTGATAAGCGGTTCCAGTTATCGTGGTGCTATCTGCATACTTAGTGCCATTTACTTTTATAGACAAACGGGGTCTACTTGTACTAGAACCAGATGGCTCTAGTCTAACCCATTGATGAATTACTATGTTAGTAACCGAAGCTCCATCAGGCAACGCGCTTATACCCGAGAAACCGTAGTAGCAGTCACGTTCTTGTCCGTAACCATCTGAGCGCACGTAGGTAGTATCATCGTCTTTTGTTGTCTCGTCAACACATGCCCACTCGGGAGAGTCACCGTTCGCTGTAAGACCCGCATGTACCAACACGTTGCTTGTTGGTCGTACTAGTAATTCACCCATTTATCTCACCCCCTTAAAGTAGTATAGAGGGCAGGCTATGGGATGCCCGCCCCCTAGTAGATTGCTGAGTCTCTAGCTAGAAACTTAGTCCTCTGTAATGTCGAGGTCACCCGCAGGAATCTTAGCAGTATCGCCATCATTGATGGTCTTACTAGCTGAGAGGTCGCCCCAATAGAGCATGTTACCGACAGTCTCAGCGTCCATCAGTGCAAACGCTACGACTTCACCCCAAGAACCTGTTGCCTCTGGGAAGGTAATATCCGCCGCATTCTCTGTAGCGTTACCAGCAGAAGTCCAACCAGCACCTTGAGCAACGGATACTCTACCATATGAGCCACCAGTACACTCTGTACCCGTAGTTGAATCGGTCGGCGCGACAGTGTACAACGCCACCCACAACGGGTCGGGAGCTGTATAGGCAGTCTCAAAAAGATGTGCAATAACCTTGTTCTCATAGAAGTCCGATTTTGAACCAGCCATGATTTATTCCTCCTTTTTGTCTTCGATTTTCTCAATCAGTGCCAACGTAGTAGTCAACACTTTGAGTTCGTCTTTCTTCGTTTTCTTCTTGCCTTTGCCCTTCTTCTTGGGCTTTGGCTTAGTTGTTTTCTTAACGTCCGTATCCTTAAAAGCCTCTTTGAAACTACCTTTCTTCTTTTCGTCAACTAAAGGCTTGGTTTCTATCTTAGCGGCTTTCTTTGCTTTCTTCTCGACACGTTTCTTGATTGTCTCTTTTACAAGCTCTTCCTTTGGAATCAAGCCAAGACGGACAGCCTCAGTCTTTGGAATCCGCCTGCCTCTGCCATACAATAGACGACCGTTCTCTATCACCGGCTTAGTCAGTCGATACCAGAGCTTATTTTGGTCTTGCATGTCATCCTCTCCCTTCTCAACTGTTATCGGTTTCGCTTTCTGTGCCTTGAGTGCCGTGGCAATGACTTTCTCAATTATCGAGAGGTCATTCTCCATCACCTGCTCAAAGCGTAAACCGGGTGGAAAACTCGGGAGTTGAATCTTCTCCAAAGTAGACCGCTTAGTGTTTGGAACAGTAATACCCCAGCCACCTTCAACGTATATTTTAGCACAGTTCCCTGCATGAAGTCCAATTGTGGGAATGCCAGCGGCTAGATAATCCCATGTCTTGTTAGGTCGGCAATACTGGGTGTATGCGAATTGCCTAGCGTTCACGTTGTCTTTGGCATACGCTTGTAAGCCAGCGGTGTATTGACTCATTTCTTGAAGCAAGTCTTCGTAGGGTATCCAACCGTGTGCAATTATACCCTCAGGCTTAGCAAGTTCCCGTACAGTAGAATACTGGTTCTTGCTTCCATAGATATGCACTGTCCAACCTGCTTTCACAAAAGCTTGGAAAATACTTCGATAGTTTCTGTAGCCATAGTTACCGCCACCAGTTCTAACAAGCCCACCAGCATAGACTAAGTTCTTGTCTCCAGGGTACTTGGGCTTTGGATGCCAAGCGAGCATCTGCTTGAGTGGGCGGAGATGAACAACCCCCACATTATCCATTTTGTAGTGCATGTCTTCTCGGAGATATTTCAAGTGGTCTTCACTAGTGAATATAACACCGGCTGCGTTTTCGCACATCTCTTTTTCAATCGCCAACTGTCGAACATTGAGCTTGGTTCGTAGGCTGTGAACGTCTTGCTCGATTAAAACGTAGGGGATGCCATACATCCGTGGCAGTTGGTAGTATTTTAACCAATCACCACGGCAGAAGATAAGCTCTGGCTTGAGCTTTTGAACGTCTTCCTTCCAATCTTGAATCACCCCAACTGCTCTTGGCGAGCGTAGGGTGACTCCACCGTATCGAGCCTGTAAAAGCGTAAAGTACTTATGGGCAGAACCAACCGCCCAACTGTGTTGCTGTAGATAGCAAAAAACGGGGTCATGCACGATTCAGCACCTCGGCTATTTTTTCTCCAGCGTGACCATCACCGTAAGGGTTCTTGGCAGTGGCAGCGTTGATATAGTGGATGGGGCTTGTCAGGAGCATTCGCGCTACCTCGACCATCTTGTTAGCGTCTGGTGCAAGAAAGGCTCCGCCAGTAAGTCCTTCGGGACGTTCGGTTTTCTCTCTGAGTACAATGACTGGCTTGTTTAGTGCGGGAGCTTCCTCTTGCAATCCCCCGCTGTCCGTCATTACCATATAGCACCTAGCAAGTTCCTTTAGGAACTCTAGGTAGTGCATAGGTTCGAGCAGGTCAATCCCCTGCTTGCCCTCTAATTCGTGCTTGAGTTGCTGTCCGGTAGCGTTCGGATGTGTCAGCACCCTAAACGTTTTCTCTGGAAACTCCCTGGCAAGCTTGAGGATACCGGCAGAATACATGCCAACCGGCGCGTTCCTTCTATGGAGCGTCACCAAAACAGTAGGGTCGAGAGTATGCTTGGGGGCCAACTCATTGACAGCATCAATGACTGTGTTGCCAGTTATGTGAATTTCGTTGGCATCTCCGTAAGGCATCAAGCGTCTTAGGTTGGCCGCTGCTTGCTTCGTCGGAGCAAAGTGTAGATTGGCTACTGAGGAAATAAACATGCGGTAGACTTCTTCGGGCCATGGCTCGTATCTACAGAATGACCGCAAGCCTGCCTCTACGTGAGCAATCGGGACTCCCTGGTGAAACGCAACCATGGCTGTAGCGTAAGCTGTCGCCGTGTCGCCCTGTACTATCACGCGCTCGGGATTGCAGAACTCGATAATCCAAGACATGTAACAGATAATGGCATCTACTGTAGTGAGCAGCCGTTGGCCTGGCTTCATAAGGTTAAGCTCTGTGTCGGGAGTCATCAAGCTTTTGTCCAGCAGCTCTTTGTGCTGCCCTGTACAGACCACGTACTTATCTTCGGTTGCTCTCACAACTGGGTACAACTTGATAAGCTCTGGCCGTGTTCCATAAACGAATAGGTTCTTTCCCTTCATGGGTTTTTTGGTAGTCATCTTGTTTTGGGACAGTCAGTAAGCAGTTTGTCGTTTATCTTCTTAGCTGCCGTCAGCAACCCACGACCGATATCTGATTGTAACAAGATATCCAGGTCTTTCGGCAAGCACTTTCCACCGCCGCCCCTTCCTCCTTTATTAAATATTTCCATATATTTTCCGCTGTTGAATTTGTTGGCTCTTTGGGGAGCGATTACCTTGCTGTAGTCTATCTCCCGTTTCTCACAGAGGTCATACAGCTCATTGAAAAATACAAGCTTGATAAGGGGGTAGACATTCGATACAAGCTTAATCAGCTCAGCCTCTTTCGGCTCCACAAAGTAGCGTGGGCCTTCTAAGTTTGTAAAGAGAATCGTGTTGGCATAGCGGGAATATTCGTCATCGACTGCGCCAAAGACTATGTGGTCTGGTCTCAGAAAGTCACTGAGCGGCGAGTCTTCCCGTAAGAACTCGGGCATGAATACTATCTTCACGCCGGGATACATACTCTGTAACTGCTCGGTCTCTCCAACTTCGATAGTCGTCTTGATAATGACAAGCTTACCAACCATCTTTTCGATAAGCGTCCCATCACTAACTCGGCCATCTTTGTCATTAACACAATAGAACAGCACATCCGCGTCCCGTACTGATTGACTGTCAGGAGATGCAACGAACCCCTTGTAGGGGTCATGGATTGTGAAGTCTGTGTGACCAAGCGCTTCGAGACCATCATGGAGAGTGCTACCTACCATGCCGTGTCCCTGGATAAGAATTTTCATGTTATCGCCTATCTTTGGTTGGGTACATTACTGTTGATTATACCTTACGACCAGGCGGAAGTCCACAGAGACTCCGAACGTAAGGGTGCATCTCAATTTTCTTGCCCTTGCTTGCTGTCGTGATTGTGCTGCATCTGTTCAAAACCCAGTTGCTCTTGTGAATCACCTGTACCCACTCCCGACTCTCAAGGATGGTAAGCGGATAGTATCTCCACATCCAGGTATGGTTGCGCTCATAGACGTTCCGTAGGTCGCCTGCCCTCGAAACGAGCGTTGTGAAGGGGGATGTGCATTCTTCGTGATGAACCGTATCCTCGTAGAATGTTTTGTTGCGAACATCCAAGCGATAGCCCAAGAACTCATAGAGTCCCGGCTCGGTCGCTAGTTCCTGCATATGCTCAATGTAGGTCGGCATCATTATATCGTCGTTATCTATACGAGTCATCAAAATCAACTCGTCCTCGTTTGCGGTATTTCTGATGAAGTCCATGTAAGCGGTTGTCATTGTAGTGGGCAGAGGAGCGTCACAATCTTCCCCAAAGAATTTAGCGCCTGGTACATCGACTTCGGGGTTGCCCAGAATCAACCAGCGGAAGTCTTGACACGTTTGTCCCAGAATAGAGGGCTTGGTAAACTGATTGAACAGCTCTATTCGGTGTTTCACATAGCCTTTTGGCCCCAGCTTAGCTCGGCCAAGAAAGTTTTGCTTGCCCTTTGCATTAGCGGCTTTTAGGTCTGGGCTGTAGTGAAACCGGGTGACAATGAAGTGCCTCATACCAATACAACGCCAAAATTCACAGACGGGTGGAGGTACTTAACTTCAAACTTCTCAAAGTCGCCCTCAAGCTCGTCCCAGAATCTACGCATACCTGTCTTAACGCCGACTGGGTACTCTTCCAACCAAACGTCATCGAACAGCATAATGCCACCCTTTTTCATCTTGGGCAACCAAGCGTGTGTATCTGACTTTACATCTTCATACAGGTGGTTGGCATCTATGAAGCAGATATCAACCGTGCCGTCTTCGACTTGTGCCGCGTACTCTGTAGCGTCACAAATCACACCCTCGACGTTATGGGCAAACAAGCGGTCTTCTATCTTTTGCGTTCGCTTGATATCGACGGTGATGATTCGCGCATCTTTTGTGCCGTGGCGGAAGTGTAACGCGCCGACACCCTGGTTGGTTCCCAACTCGACAATCAACTCTGGGTGAGTCTGTTGGCCGAGATGGACGAAAAGCTTGTAGTAGTGAAAAGAGTTTGGTCGCCTGATAAGGTCTCTGAGAACCTTCGGGCGCTCGTCTACTGTCTTTGTCAGCTCCACAAGCTCCATAAATCGTTCTCTGTCCATATTCTCTCCTTAGAAAGAGAGAGGCGGGTTACCCCGCCCCCCTTATGCGTAACTACAACGGTCTTTACACGTTGCCTCGGTTTTCAACTTAGCTTGCGGCATCTTCTGTCTTGATGTCGATGAAAGCAGCCGGTCTCCAAACTATGAGCGCCAAACGTTTCTCAGCTCGGACTCGCTTATAGTTCGTTATGAAGTCGTCATTGGCATAACCAATTTCGATGTTCGTGCCGGTGCGGTCAAAGATTGCCGCGCCCATCTTGAAAGCGCCTACTAAGCAATGACGTTCGCCAGTGCCAGCGGGACTTGCAACAGCTACGGTCTCTACTACAGGGAGTCGCCATACTCTTGTACCCCCACCAGCCGGAACGGTTACCCACAGGTAGCGTTTGTCAGTGCCCTTCAACAGCTCGATTTCCTCAAAGTCTAGCGGGTGGAGAACCACACCGGAAGCTTCGAGAAACTCAAGTTCGACATTTGTACGTGACCGACGAATCTTGTCAAGCAAGGTATCGTCCGTATCGTCACCGCGAACGGCGTGGATAGCGGTCGCATAGTCTTGAATACCGACTGTGTTAAGAATGCCGGTCAAGTCATTGCTCGCACCAGTTCCCCAGAGCAGCTGGTCTTCCTCCTCTTTGTCCAGTCCATAGGACAGGCGGGAGTCGATTGCCAACTGTAGCTGCGGCGCATCTTCCATCATCTTGTTAGAAACTCGGATGTAATGGGCGATTTGCTTCACAACAGCGGTCTTCTCTTCGTACCGAATGTCAGACTTCGGCTTGGTAGCCTCGCCTTGGAAAACTTCGGGTACGCCAGCGGCCTGGCTGTCAAATGTCTCTTCCAGGTACTCGATTGTGTCACTGCCTGTCCCACCAACGGTGAGCAGACCGCGAACACGGAGCGGACGGTCTTCCTCTCGGATGATTTCGCCAACTCGGTCGTTGCGAATCAGGTCACCAGCAATTGATGTCGTAACATCAGAGGCTTTAATCTCCTCAAGCTGGCTCTTTGTAATCGCAACAAGCCCATCCTTGGCTTCCATCTTTGTCATCGGCGAGGAGCCTTGAAAGCTCTGCCTCTTCCCGTCTGCATACTCTTTCGCAAGGGTGTACATACGACCGATTGTGATGTGACCAACTATGGGGTCGTCTTTAATCTCTTCCTCTTCGCCCTCTGCGGGATTCTTCGGCTCTTTGCCCTCTTTGTGAGGGACGCGCATATCTAGCTTGCGGGTATGCTCGTCGATGCCAAGCAACTTCTCGTACCGCTTGACCTCTACCTGCATATCCTCAGCCTCTACACAGAGCTTATCAACAGCATCAGCTTTCGCCTCTGGCATTGCCTTCCCACTAAACTCGTCCATTATCACCTTGGCCTCGTCAGCCGCCTTGGTAATGTCCTTGTTCAGAGCGTCAATTTTCTCTTTGTAATCCATTAGGTTTTTGCACTCCTTTCTTGTTATCTCAACCTGTCAATTCGTAGGTTGGTTACCCTTTCAGTCAGAGCAATTTGTTTCTCCTCTTCGCGGGTTCCTTCGGATTCAGACGGGACGGCTTCGGATTTGGTTTCTTTCTCCTCTTCCTCGCCGTGTGCCTGCGCTCCTTCAAGAAGTGCATTTAGCGGTTCGTTCGCCCTGATTATAAACTCATTGTCGTTGCCTGTCAACTTAGCGTCTTCCAGACCTAAGAGAGTCGATAGTGCGCCCTTGTAATCGTCAAGTGCCTTCTGGAGTAGCGGTGCCTTCTCTTCAACCGAATCATCTTTAAGGATGTCGGCGAGCGTTTCGTTGAACGTCTGATTCGATTTCCAGAGCGCATCCTGCGCGGTCTCCTCGTTAAGAGTCGCCCCGTAGGTTAAGCCCTTAATCTCTGCGCCTGCTTTCTCGGCTTGCTCTTTCACGCTCAGAGCGTCAATGGTGGCTCTATCGTTCATCCCCCAAATAACAGCGCTTACTTCCATCAGTTTCACCTCCTCAAGAACACGTACAACCTTTTCATCAATTTCTTCAAAATGTTGTTGGACTGCTATGTAGCCTACGGACAGCGCATCAATCACGCCGTCCTGAATTTTTGTCAGTAAATCGGTGCCGTCTGCCGTGTCGCTTACAAAGATACGAACCACAAGCTTGTCTTCCAGTTCGTAAGCTGCCATGATTTTTCCTAGCACATACTTGGTGCTTGGTATCCCTGGATACTTGTAGGGGTGGGCATCTAAGAACTTGACCTTGCCTGCTTTGACTGCCCCACCTATCGAACGCTTAAACGCACCAGGCGCGAAAACGTCACCACCGTTATCTACGTTCCCAATACCAGCAGCAACTGCATCGAAGGTTCTCTGTTTACCGTCGAATGCTTTAATCTCTAATTCAGTTTGTATGTAGTCAAGCATATAGTTCACCCGTTTCGTATTTTATCATAGCTGGCGGTTATTGTCTATTCTTCTGCCTGCTCAAACGTAATTCCACCATCCCCTTTTATGGGTTTCGTGTGGTCGGCTCCCTCAAAGTAAATCTCCTGTGGTATCCCTTCTGGAAAAGCTTCACACGTTCTGGGAGTCGTTGGCAAGTGGTGGAAATGCTTGCACTCTAAACATTTGGGCGGTAGAGTCATCATGGTATCAAGCCTCCTGCTTGTAGTACAAATTTCAGTTCTCGCATGTCTTTTCTGCTTTCATCAAAACCCTGTTCGTGGAATTTAGTAAACAGTTCCGCAAAATATTCATTATGGTTTCTTGTGGCGTAGTCACTTATAACTTTCTCTCCTGGTTGTCTTAGATTAGTGTAATCAATCCCCTGGTTCTCTAGGTACGTGTGAACCACATGCCCGAACTCATGGGTAGCTGCTTCATCAGCATTCCTTATGGTCGTATACCCATCTCTATACGCTTTGGCATATTCCCTATCTAATTTGGCCCGTGTAAAGTTGCTATTAAAGCGTATGGCCTCTTTGCTTCCTGTCGGATAGGTTTCTGCCACATTGTTGCTATACTTTAGCGCGAACTTTTCATCTTTAACCAGTGTAAGCAGCTTGGTGGGTTCTGGGTACGCTTCCGCTATGCTGCCAAACTTATCTACCCATGCTGCTTTGCTGGCTGCATCTGAAAATGTAAAGACGGTTGGTTCTGCTACTGCTTTCGATGATAAGGAGACCAGACTACCAGAGTCACCAGCTAAAAGACGAATGCTGACATTGCCTGCTCCTTGGGCATCAGGCAACCAAGTGTGGAGGTCACCATATGCAAGCTGTCCTACCTCTCCGGCCCAGTTTTCGGCAGTTGGGACAGAGGTTCCCATGTCTTTCAAGAAAACGCTCATTCTGTCTCCGTAACGCCGTATGGTTATTTCGGCGGTTCCATTTTCAACCGTTCGAGTGATTACCGTGTCTCTAAGCCCATTCCTCATGTGACTAAACTCTCTGGCAGGGTCTAGCTCGCCAAACATACCCATTACTTCGTTTATGCCATCCGCGCTCTTTTTGCCCGACTTCACGGTCATATAACTTCGCTCGTCAACCATGCTGCCAGGAACTCCGCCGATAGTACAACGGCATCTCGGGTGGATGGGTGGCGCTGGCATAGACATGTAGCCGTTTTTGAATGTCTCAGTAGCCGTATTAAGGCTGTCTCCTTTAGCAAGAAAGGTATCCTTGAGTCTATAGACCTGTTCGTGTATAGCCAAGCAAGTACCACAAGCGTCTGGGGCGGCTATAAACTGCTTATAATCAACACCGCCCTTCTTCAAGACTTCAAGCGAACCCATGTTGGCTGCTCTAAGTGTCTCGGTACGTGCTACCATCTCTGCTCTGTCAGCGCCCCAATCGGCAAACCGCTCTTCCAAGAGCTTTCGAGTCTCTTTAACTGGCCGACCGTTCTTGATTCCGTCTGTGATGACCTCTCTTACGGTTTCCACGGAGTTCTCTGCTATCTCCCCTGCGAGGGCGGATGTGTGTTCACTAGCGAACTTCACAGCCTCGTCATTTGTCAATCCAAAAGATGTGCCCACCACTGAGCGCGTTCCCTCTGCACCTTCTTTGATTACGTCCGTGATGTTGGCCTGCATATTGCGCTTGACTATCTGCTCTATATGCGGTCGGAGTTTACGAATGCCAGTGATTTGTGCTTTGATATCGTAGCCCTTGATTCCCTCTTGGTTCAAATAAAGGCGAAACTCCTCTGCCATCTCGCCAAACATGTGAGCAGCTGCCGCTGTCATAACCTTAACGTGGGTCTCTTCATTATTGACTAGTTTCTCAAGCAGGAGTTTTCTTTGCTCGATAGTGGGGATAGAGTCCAGTGCCTTTATTTCAGTTTTTTTTTACTTAGGCTCCGCGAGGCATCGGAATCATCGTCATCAACATAGTCGCCGTCTATGCTAGTTTTCGCTTCCTGTTCTGGTTTGGGGGCCGCTTTCTTAGGGCCAGTGTCAGCTTCGGCTGTCTTTCCGCCATCTTCTAGGTTCTGTGATTTCTTGACACCCGCCTCTATTTCTTGTACCCGTGGTTGCATCTCGCCGGTCTCAAGGTTAGCTGCCACTTTGTTGGCATCTATAAAGACAGCACCGTTCGATTCTTTCTTATAACCCAGCTTGAGCCGCTTCTCGATAAGTGAGAGAGAATCCGCTTGGCGTATCCTGTCCCAAAGTGCTTGCTCGGACTCTTGGAGAGCTTTAATCTGTGAAGTATCGAACCTAGCTCTCAAGTTCCCTTTGGTATATCCGAAGTCTAGAAGCAACGCACCGCCGAGTTTGTCTGCTATCATTTGCCACTCGGGGGCGATTGTGTTTTCATACATGTATTCCCGTGCTTCTCTGACATTGGTAAACGTCGAGCGGTCGAGGCCGACCTTGGCCCCAACGACAATGGCTGGTACGTGGAGAGCCAAGCAAATACGACTCTCTACAATAGCGGCCAAGTTACCAACCTCTAAATCTTTCATCGTCATAGAGGTCTGTTCCCACTTCATGCCGTGCGAAAGAACCATCGGGAGACCAGCGCGTATCGCGCCGACATAACGACTCGCCATTTTGTCTTCCATAATCGCTCGCTCTTCTGGGTTGAGCTTCTTGTCGGTAACAAAACAACCACTAGTGACTGCCATGTTCAAGAGCAGCTGCTTGGTAAACGTCCCAAGTTCGCTGTCTGCATCAATGCGCTTGGCAGCTGCTACCAGTGGAGATATTCCATAGTAGTCATCCGCTGGGTCGATATATAACAGATGGACTACATCCTCTACTGGAAGTGGGTATTCTACGGAATCAACCGTGTATATGTAGTGGGAGATGAAGGTTGTAGCGCTTGGAACGATTTTGACTAGGTGGGGTTGCATTGTCCAGAGTTCTCGCACCCTGCCACTTGTGTCTCTAACTTTGCGAACAAAAGCGTTGCCGGTAAGTGCTAGGTGTTGCTCAATAGTCTCAAGCAGTTCGGCCTCGTCGCGGAATGCGTTTGGGTTTCGCATCAAAAGTTCGACGGGGTTGTCTTCATCCCATTCATCCGCTTTTTCGTCAAATATTTTAAGAGGAGCCTCCTTGAGTGCCCGGCTCCTTTCATCCATACAAGAGTGTACAAGCTCGTTGCCTCGGTAGGCCCATTTTGTGATAGAGAGAAAGTCTACTCGGAGACTCTTTGCTTGCCCATCTCTGGTATTTGATAACGGAATTGACAAACCCCCAGGATTTTGCAGCCTGGTGGCTTTGGTTTCTTTCTTTCGATTGAACCTCTTATTAACTTTGTCAAGAAGGCCCACTTGGACAGCTCCTTTATAGTCATATCACTAAGCGTAAGTATATCACAAATACTTGTCGCCTGTCTATTGGGCCACATGCAGGCATCGAACCTGCGACCTTCCGCTTACAAGGCGGATGCTCTGCCGGGTCTGAGCTAATGTGGCACAATGCTTGGTAGCCGCTTCGCCAACTTTCCCCTGGAGGATAGGCGCGTGTACCAAGCACTTGTTCTAGGTGCTGGGGTCGAACCAACGTTACCGGATTCAAAGTCCAGCGTCCTACCATTAGACGAACCTAGAATATAGCGAGCCTGGAAGGGATTGAACCCTCTGCTGGAATTTTGGAGACTCCTGCCCGGCCCACCAACAGACTCATTTCTTTTTCTTCTTCTTCTTGTGTACAGTACGGTGACAATTGGCGCAAACAGGGATGCACTTCTTTAACTCTGCATGAAGTGCCTTATCGCTCGTACTAGTAGCGACATATAAAGCGTGGGGCCGTGATGCTGGTTTCGGCGTGTGATGAAAGTCGCAACACTCCGGTCGTCCCTTAAACGAGAAATTACAAATCTTACACTTGAGCGTTTCCTTGTAGTTCGTGAGCCAGCGTCTTCGCCCTTGCTTAGCTCTTCGCCGTCCTACAACGTCTTGGGTAGGTTTCTTCTTACCCATACCTCCCCTTTCTTAAACCATTGTTTTTATGCCCTCTATGCAAGCTTCACAAAGATAGAGCGCTCCCATCGGGCCTTCGATTTTGTGAATGGCTATTCGACTTACCTGCTTGTTGCCTCCACAGGCTGTACACTTCTCGCCTACTGTTATTCGTTGAGCGCCCGCTTGTGGTAAAACCGACTTGAGCCATGCTATGTACCAGTTCATTGTAAACCTCCTTAGTTAGCTGGATACCAATAGTCTATCTGTTCATTAGCGACTTCCTTTGGCTGTCTCTTTGAGCCGCCTGGCACTATTATATCATTAACTGCGGTCATGTTGTCAATCGGCGCGTAGACCAGCATTAAGCCGTCAGCCTTATCGGGAGAGCGCCCAATCTCTTTCTTTATCTGGTCTTTCTTTAGCACCCTCACCTTGCCGTTGATAATGTTGTACTTGGTAGCGCATAACTCCTCTTTTGTTTCCTCGTCAATGTTCGCGGCTATCTTGTCGTTCACGTAAATTTTTCTGAGATGCCAGTAGAACTCCGACCGCTGATTGGCACAGTCGTCATCCCCACTCTTTCCGTTCCCTGTATACTCGAAGACGTTGAGCTTTTTCTGTATCCGTAACATATCGGCAACTCCCGCTCCAATACCAACCGCATCTACAGCGACCGGGGCTGAGGGGTCAACTCTGCGTATAATATCTCCAGCCCATTCGGTCAAACTCACCAAGTCAAATTTATGGAACTCTTTTGTAATCTCTAGTCGCTCGCCGCGGCGGTATCTCAGAATTGAGCTATCGCGTCCCAGCCGTGCAACGTCAAGCCCCCACTGATTTGTGCCGTGTGTCGAGCCGTTCCTCTTCTGAGCTTGTATGATTTTGTCAAGGGGGATAAGGGAATCGACCGCGCCGGTCGGGAACTCACCAAATACCTTGGCTATGAAGAGGGGATTGCTCTCTCCGCCCCACTCGATGTACTTTCTACCGACCCATGCTGGGTGAATGAGCGCCGGGAAGGGCACTTTCTTACCTTCGAGCTTGCCTTCCCAGTCTCCAGTCCGTATATCGTCCATTGTTATACCCATCTCCAGAAAGTTCGGGGTATCGAACGCGCTGATTGTGAATTTTTTGAAGTGAGCCATTTCATGTGAGTGGAAGAAGTAGCCGGTAAGTGAATCTGGGTTGGATATCAGTAGCATCCTCGAATGCTCACCAGTCATCAGTGTGGAGAGCGCATCAAAGACGGGCATTGGGATACCGGCAGCTTCATCGGCAACCAAGAGAAAGTTCAAAGAGTGGAATCCCTGAAAGTTTATCTCGTCATCCGATGCAAACCCCAGCGCAAAGTGGTCAGGGGCGATTTTAAGCCCTTTAGTAAGCACCCGCCATATCCAAGGGTAGGGTGGATTCGCTTTAGCGAACTGTGTATTGATTTCAGCCCACAATAAATTCTCTATCTGATTATTAGTTGTTGCCGTTGTCATAACTTTGGAGGGAACGTAGCCCTGGAGGAAAAGCAGAACAACGGTCGCCGCGAGAAATGTCTTACCGCTCGCGTGACAGGACTTTACGGTTACAAAGGGGTTATTGAAACAAGCTTCTATAATCTCTTGTTGGATTTGCCAGTACTTATACGGAAAGCGGGTCTCTGCATACTGAACCGGCGTTTGTCTACATGCCCTGCGGTTCAACAGTTCCCGCTTATACTCCGTTATCTTTTGCTGTTTTTGTTTTTCACTCAGATTCATCGTCGTCGCTCCTGAACTGTGAGCAGTCGATACCCTCTGCTTCCAACATGTTCATAATTTCGTCGTCGGTGGCCTCTGCCTTCCGCTTATCGTCTATAGCAATGTTCTGGTCAACCTTGAAGTTACGGGTATCTTTCCAGTCCTCGGGATAGCGATTCTGTAGATAATACATGATAGCAAATCGGTCGCCCTCGACAGCCAGAGTAGCTAAGCGAGACTCAATAGCGAGTCGAGCGTTCGCCTCCGCGTCTTCGACCGCCTTCCTGAACTTCGGGACACCTTTCATCCAGTCGTAAAATGTTCGCCGTCCGATTCCTGCCGCTCCGAACGCGGCTGAGCGCGTACACCCAGCTGCCAGCGGAGTAGTGATAGCTTCTTGTACTTGCGGTGTGAGCTTATAGGGAACCATGCACAAGGCCACAGTAGCCCTTGCGTTGGACAGACACGTTATGCTTGCTTTTAAGTTCATAGAGCGTCCAGGTCGGAACCGCACCGCCTCACTTAGCTGGAAACCAAGCTGCTGCTATTAGCTAGACGCGAATACTATTATATCACTTGCCACCCTTACTATCAATCTTCCGCTTCGGATACTCAACGGTGAGCGGTTTCACGTATGTCATAATCCGCTCCCGCTCCTTGCCAGTCGCAAGAACATAAACGTACCGCCACTTGGGGTTGGTTCGGTTCTCCTTCCAACCGGCTGCAAGGAACTTTTGCCGTAGTTGGCTCCACGATAGGTTCGGGCATTTGTTAATCTTCGTGTCGTGTATAATCTTCTGGTCGTAAATTTTGCCGTTTGGATGTATGAGCTGAGTGGTACGCCCGCCCTTCCCTATACAAATCCAATTGGTCGCTTGATATAGGGTTCCTATTTCGCCTGCATCGGTGTCCGAGTAGGCTATCGCTATTTTGCGGCCTTTCTTTTTCTCCATCTTCAATGAGTAAGAAATGAGCTTGCTTCCCGTGCCCTTCGGTGTCCAATGGGTACATGCACCGCGGGCAAGGTAGGCCATCTCTCGCTGGTCAACCCCCAATTGCTCCGCTACCCGGTTCCCAGCCGGGCTACCAAAGCAGCAAACACCACCGCAGTAGTACTTATCGAAGAATATACCGTAGTATGTACGGCAAATAGGTAGTGTACCAAGCCATTCGTAGTGCAAAATGATTTTCTGGGCCACTTTACGGGTGGTCTGCCTCACTTTCGCTGATTTAAGGTGAGGTTCACCGCTTGGACGGGGGGCAACGTCCGCTTTCGACGGGTCTGCGGCGATTTGCTCCCGTATTTGGCGCTGATACGCCTTATTTGACGCTTTCTCCCTAAAAGTCTGTCCCATTAGCCGATATCCGCCTCTATTTCATACTTTTCGAGCAATTCAAAGAGGTCTTCCCGTACAGCGTCAAAGTCAGCGACCGCAAATGTAAGAATCACCGAGTCGTCCGGTGAGGGTTCGGCCCCACCACCAGGCAACATGCTCTGGTTGAACTGGGCAGTGAGCTTTTGTATCTCCTTCGTGTCAAAGCCCGTCACCTCTACATCCGGCAGCTTCACCTCAAGCTCTGTAAGCAAGTCTGTGAGTTTCGGGATATCCCAGCCGCCCCCTATCTTGTTTAGAGCGAGGTTGAGTGCCTTCTCCTTCTCCACTGTCAGGCTAACGATACTAACGGTCACTACCTCGTCGCCCCGAGCCTGCAATATCTTGAGGCGTTGGTGACCGCCCACAAGGTTGCCGGTCTTCTCGTTCCAGATTAGAGGCTCAACCAAGTCGAACTCTTCCAGTGACTTCACCAACTTGTCGTAGTCTGGGTCACCAGGCTGTAGGTCTTTGCGCGGGTTGTACTCCGCTGGATTGATTAGACCGATTGAAATATCCTTTATCTCCACTGCTTTTCCTCCTCCAATAGACTTAATAGCTTAGCGTAGGTAACTCCCCTGATTGGTGTGCGCCCACAAATAGTGCATTTCACCGTATACATGTGCTGGATAGGCGTGTCATCGAGACACATGTGGTTGGTTACCTCTTTACAGCCCTTACAATAGTAGTTATCCGCAAAATTACTCATTTTCCGCTCGCTTCCTTGCAAAAAAGACTTTTATCCACTCAGAATGTGCTTTTCTGCCAATTTCATCAGCTTTTATGTTTTCATAGAATATTACCGAACCATGTAGGCGCTCTGTCACGGTATCGAACTCTTTCCAACCGTCTTTGGGTGCGACCTCTATAAGAGCTAGGTTGCCGTTGTCGTCTAAAATGTAGCAATCAGCCCAGCCTTCATCAGAATCAAAGCCAAAACAGCGGTTACTTACGTCGTTACCGTTGACTATTACGGTAAATGTCTTTCCCTGTTCTCTTGCTTCTCTCACGCTCGACCGCATTATCTTATCCTCTCAACCGCAGTAGCCAAAGCAACCAAGTCTTTGACTCCTTTTGGATTTTCCAGATGGTCGTTTATCTGCTTAGCAAGTTTCAGCCTTGCTATCTCAATTTCCTCATTTGCCGTTGTCTCTTTTTCCTCGTCGTGTTTCATCTTAACTCCTCCAGTCGAAAAAGTGTTTGTACCGTAAAAACCGCCTTTAGCCATTGCTTCTTAGCTCCTCCTTGAACTCCTTTGCTAGCGCTCCTATCTTCTGGCAGCATTTTCTTACTTTCTCTGTTGGACAGCCACCGCACCCTTCGACCAGCTCACAAAAGATAAAAGTCTCAAGCCGATGCTTGTTTACTGTTACCGTGACTTGCTCTTCTGGTATTACCTCCGCTGGTTTCAGTTGTCGATAGTCTAACACGCTTCCTCCTCAGTGGTAAGGGCATAGTCGCCGTTTGAATAATTTCACTAACCAAAAGCAATCGTTTTTCAGTGGGCAGTTTTGACAGTTGACTTCCACAATATAGAACACCGGGTCGTCGGGTTTGGCATCGACTCTGCACTTATTACGAAAATCAACATAGATTAACTCGCCCATGTTATCTGTTGCATTCTCAGTAGCCATCAGGTTTCTTCCCTCCATACAAAATAAATATTGAGTCGGCCAGCTTGTTCTGTACAATGCCCAGCTCTTCGGTCAGGTCACAGACCGTTTCCCAGCTGTTGCTTTCCTTGCGTTCTATTTCAAGTATCCGGTCGGCCATCTTCTCTGCGAGCTTTATCATGCTACTCATATTGTCAGCTGCTTTGCGCTGATTCGATTCGAGTATTTCTAGCCGCTCTTCATAGCCACCGAATGGAAAATGAATGCCAGCCTTGTTGTCAACTAGAGGGTTGTTTAGAATCCTTGTAGTCAACGGCAGTGGATACGGGCCGCGCATCATTTCAGTGTGGTCATGCTGCGGCCAGTCAACACCGTCACCAGGCGTTAGGGGGGTGGGGGTCGGTTCTTCTGCACCAGCCAAAATATCATCCGACCGCATCGTGGTGCCGAAAGGTCTCAAGCGATTTTCCGAACCCGCTCGGGCCTGCGTAGGTTGCGATTGCTTGCGTGTGTCAGTGCGTAGAAACTTCGTTGACCTCTTGACAGCATGGGCAAGCAGGATAGCACATCCCACCAGCCCTACAGAGCCGATTATCAAAACTGGCATGTATAACCCGTCAATCAGCATTACTCGACCCATCTCCCTCTGTACGTGCTACCCGGCCACTAGCAAAGGTCGTCGCACCGCCGTTGGTGTGACCGTTGGCGCTGCTTCGATAGTCGATGCGCTCATACCTTATGAGGTTCATTGGCACATCGTAAGCCATAGCCACTCGGCGTAGGTAAGCCACCCGGCTCTCGGTTGGCGTGTCATGTACTGGCATCAGTGTATCAGTCATCTAGTCTGTCCTTCCCATCTATGTACGCATCCAGCTGCCCACTAGCCTCCAGCTTCCGGTACTGCTCGTCCGTCAGCTGTAGCATAGACACATCAGCATCTATGCCCAGTAGCTCCGCGAACGCTTGGCTTGCTGCCAATGCACATGCACTAGTGTACTCACTCAATAGCTCTGTGAACTCAGTGATTGCTCGCTCGCTGTTCGTGTACGCTGCGTACTCTTCTATCAGCTTGTCATGTAGTGCCACCACACGGTCAGTATTGTCCGCCACTATGCTCAGCTCCTTTATAAGATGTGCGCGTTGTGCGCGTCTACACAGTATAGCACCCAGATACCCAGCTGGTCAACATGGCCCACTACCCACTGGGCACCCATACCCTACGGGCAACCATACGGCTGGGTACATAGCTGGCTGGTCTTCATGCCCGGCCACCCATTCCAATACAGCATATGTTGGCCTGCACTGCTCCACCCATACTGGTAAGTACCTGGCTAGGTAGTAGTACGATAGCATAGCTATCTACTTCCCAGATAGTGTACTGTACTGCGTACACGTATCAGCTACCATTCATGGTCATCTCCCATTGGGTACTCGTCCTTGTATACTGTATCGTCAAGCTCTGGCCTACACTGATATGTGGCACAGTGCGCCCGACCAGCGTATCCCATAATCATCTTTACATCCTCTGCCGTACACTCACCAACCACACACTTGGTACAGTAGCACTCTTCACACCAGATAGTAGTCATCAGTAATCCCACTCCCCATACATATCTGGCACTGCATCCTCTGGCTCATATATCTCACAGTAATGCCCAACATCCATATCATGCACTATGCTTATCTCTTCGGTAGCACACCAACTGTCAACGTTGTTGGCACAGTCAGTCAGTTCACAACGTACTTTCATCGACAAGTCTCCCCGAAACTATCAGCCCAATTCTCTTCCGCGAATAGGTCATCGTCATCACTGTCATCCCCATCGTACCAATCGTCCCGATGCTCGTATGTATCACAGACAAGCTCGTTCGTATCGTCCAGTCTCTTCTCTACCTCTAAGCTAATACGCAGAGCTATACAGCGGCCACTCTTCCAATGAGTACACGTATATTCTCCGCATGATACTATCGTCCTTGGCTCGCCTATCATGTCTTCCCCTTCCGTATGCAAGCGCGGCACTTGTGTCCGTCTTCTCTCCCGAACTGTCCAGCATCAGTGACATGCCAACCAGCTGCTTCTATCGCATCCCGTAGTGGGTTACCAACCACAGGATTGAGCTGTCTCGAATAGAACTTTAGACTGCTGGCACAGGGGTCACAATACACAATAAGCAAGTCCCTGTTCTGCTTCGCATCAATCATTATCTTTCTCCTCCTCACAACATGTATCCTCCTTAGAGATAGCTTTGCATTGCTCGTCCGCTGCATGTCTACATGCTCCCACGTACATGTCAATGGCTCTATCTACTCTGTCCTCCAAGAACCCATAGTCTCGTTGCGCTTGTATGCTGGTATATGTACGCCAACAATCAAAGCACACTCGCTCAGTATCCAACTGGGGTGTTCTGCAATTGTCACTCTGGAAATCCCCTGGTGGACAGCCAAGCCCATCATCCACTGCATGTTCAAACAATACTCTAAAGGCACGTTCGTTCAATGCGTTCCACATCATAGCTTAATCAACACCCGAGCAGCACAACAAGCAACAAAACCCGCAACTATCCACGCCAGCAATACTATCCACACACTCATATGCGTTCGTTGTCCTCTCTGCATCTCTCGGCAGTAGTCATCTGACCACGACGATTCGCATTGATTGATTCGCTCTGCTCAAGAGCATACAGGCGATTCATAATATCCTCGAACTCGTCAACAATCACATCCACTAGCTCTTCCACATCAACGTCACCGTCCGAGTTGTAGTGAATAGCCTCGTTAATTCTCTCGGCAAAATCACTCAAGATATCCAGTCACCCTCTTCGTTGCGCCTTTTGTACTCACCATCAGGCTCATGCTCGCGGTCGTAGTTATCAGCCAACATCATGGCGTAATTGCTAGCGTCAAGGAAGTGTTTGCGTACAAACTCAGTGCTTGCTCCGCCTTCGATACCTTTACGCCCATTGTCCATATGACTGTACATCTTTTCAAGCAAGTAGGAGGCAGTACACCCTTCCCATCCGCCTCTATCTTGATTCTCGTCCAGTCTACCCAACAGACCGTCCATCCATCTAGTCAACACAAGAACTGGGCGCATCATTGGATATTTCTTAGCATCTTTCAACAGGTCATCTCTTAAACCAGCCAACGCTATCTCTCCCCTCAAGATATGTCCCTTGGGACATTCATTTACAGACTTTCACAATCTGTCTGCATCCATCCTCAATAGTATCTCCGCTACCTTATCACGCCCAGCTTTATGTTTCAAGTACTCTTCCAGACGATGCTCAACTTGCCAACAGTTGTTGCATCTCTTCGACACACTGGACGTATTGTTTCCGCATATCTCACAAGCGGTTTGATAAGGCTCTCTCCTTGGAAGCTTGCGATTCAAAGCTTCCTGCGCCTGAGAAAGTGAACTGCCTTTCTCACAGTCTGGCTTACCAACCAGCGTCAAATACTCTTTACCCTTCGCCATCATTATCCTCTACTATCTGCCTAAAGTTCACAGTCTCAGAGTACCAACCATTCGACTCCCCGTACCAACGAATTGTCACATGATGGTGCATGGTAGATAACTTGTAAAACGTCCAAGTACTCGACTCACCTTCACCCTCGTCAGTAGCCATCTCAGCAAACAGCAACTCACTACCGAGCAAAGCACTCAAAGCCTCAGAACCCTCACCAGCACTGCCAACGATATCCTCAATAGATACACCCTCGCAACAGTCCTGCACATGATACATCAAGAAACGCTCGCCATCCATAGTAACGAACTCAATCTCGTCAGCACCATCACTATCTTGACCGACCCTAATCTCCGCCAACGTCTTGCCATGCAAGTTCTCGAATGGAACTTCGTTGTTAAAACCAAACACCCTTATCCCTCCCCTTTATATAATAGTGCAACAGTGCTAAGCGCTCCCACGCCAACCACAATTCCGATTGCAAAGCCTACAAAGAACTCTACCCAAACCACGTTGATATCACCTCCAACGTCAATATAAACAAATACCACGTTGCTCCCAACGCTATCATCATGGCAACATACAAACCAAACAGATTAGCATTCATCTATTAGTACTCCTCCGTTCTATGTCGTCCACAACTTGAACATCTAAAGTACCGCTTGTCATCTCCTCTTGTAGTAACGTCATACTCGTCCAAATGGTTACATACCTCTATATTCTTGATAGTCTCAAGAACCCTACTCGAACGCTGCCTAATATCTTCCACCAACTCAGAGATTCTGAAATAATCATTACAGTTCTGAGAATCAGCTCTACCAAGCTTCCTGTTACCTAAAGGACAATCATCACACTCTTCGTAATAAGTACAAAGGTCACATGGTCGATGGACAGCACTAGACAAATCAATTAACATAGCGGAAACATGCTCCCACTTCGTTGTCGCTTTCTGTACCGCTTCCTCTTTCGTCAGCATTCGTCAATCAACCTCTCTTCTTCTTCCTCAGTCAATAGTAACTGGTCTGGAATCTTTAGAAACTTAGCGACCACTTCTATGTTCTTCATCTCAACAGGCTCAACGTGTGAGGCCATATCAATTCCGAACACAACACGGCTTGCCACACGGCGTTCGCGCCTCTTAGCGCGTTGCTCCTTCATGTCATCATTATGTTTCACTTTCCCCATAGCCCTCTTCCGTACCTTCGCTGAGAGCGTATCGAGAGCGCGGCACAAAGCTAAGTTGTCACCAACATAGTCATCGTTTCTATCGCTACGTGTACGCTTGGCAACACCCTCTGCAATGATTTCCTCACTGACAAAACAAGACTCATGCGGAGACCGATGCCATCTACCTATCTCTAAAGAGACACGGCAAAAGCTATGGCCTGCACAAGTGAACTGCTCGACTTGGATTGGTTCTGCATCATATTTATTCTGCATTGCTGCACCCCCCAACGTTTCGATGTAACAGCCACAGTGAACGTGGTTGCTTACCGAGTACATAGTGTCACCAGCACAATTAGAAAACCGATGTACAGCAAAGCAACTGCTATATACTCAGCACCATCTCTATACCTAAATCCTTTCATACGTGCATCCTATCACATTGTTACGTTTTTTGCACCATAAAAAACTAACTATTAGATAGATTTGTGAACTGCCAAATCGTATCCATTACTGGCATAATACAACAATCAAGCACCTGCACAATATATCGAATGCTCTGCACGTTAAGTCCACGATATTTGCCTGTTCCCCCCTGTCCCTTTCGGTAGCTTGTCTGGTGAGTTACGCTTTGTCATCACACAAAGCTAACTAAGAATAGGCTTGTGAACTGCCAAGTCGTATTCAAAGCGACAATAAAGTCGCGCTCTAAAATGATTAGTGTAATGCGTACTGTAATCTGAGAACAACCGTTCTCAACTATAGATATCCGTGACCAGATGTGTTTAAGGGGAAGTAGTCGCTACGCTGTTTCTCTCTGGTAGCGCGTAAGCTCGAAACGAGCTTGCTATCTCTTTAGGACATGATTGTCCTTCCTTGGAACCCTGCGGCCAGTGCTTCCTCCGGCATTCTGGTCAAGCAGTACAATGTGGGATTGCTAGCTAAGCATAACAGGACTCAACCCTCAGTGTCAAGGGTCAGCTATTTGGGTGTCCCTCCTCATAAGCATCATAGCCACGCGGCTCTGCCGCAGGCTTGCTTGCTCTAGCATACGTTCCACAGTGCGGACAGAGCCATCGACCCCAGTGACCACGCGCTACTGTGAAGGGTATGCCACCAGCCTTATTCTCTATCCAGTGTGCAACTGCAATCACTTTGCCATGCTTCGGGCAGTATCTCATAACGTTTTCCTCCAACACTTTTTATGAGCAAGTACATACTCTGGTTCATCTAGGTAGTTATCCCAACCCATACCTTGTGGTGCTTGGTAACTGTCTACCTTTCTCCAATCAGGGTAATGGGGTAGAAACTGTCCACAAACATAGCATCGGTATTCAGCCCAAAAAGCTTTTAGCTCAGCTTCCCGCATAGGTGCCATTACTCTCCCCCCTTACAGTTTTGTGACTCTTTGTAACCAATGTAACACATAAGGCAAGACACCTTACAGTCAAAGCACTTGCAATCGTCGCAAACGTCACACTCTATGCCACAACAGTAATGCTCGGGCGAACAGCAGACTTTCGCTTCCTTAGTCATTTTGATTCCTTTCTAACCACGTAGGTTACTGCTTCTTTGTATTCTCCGCACCACATAGCTCCGCCTACCTCTGCGTGTCTGTCGTGATTAGGCCCAAACACGGGTGGGTAGCGACGACAAAATATGATAATAGTGCGCTTGCTAAATCGGCAACTATCACAGTTCTCAACCATGAAGACTCACCACAAGCCAAACAATGCACCATACAATGCTGGCGCTCCAAGCACCCCAGAAAAGGCCGTCCCACTTAGTTTTCATAATCT